AAAAACACCAACAAACAAGAAAAACACCTTTCGAGCAAGGGGTATCTTCCGATCAAATGTAAAAGTTTACAAGTGGTAGGAGTTTCCGGTCAAGGCAAGGCGGTTGCGAGCGATGGCGGGTAGATATTGTTTATTGGTATGGGGGTGATGCGGAGGAAACCAAGGGAAACGGGCGGCGGCGATGGCGTGGGGTCGGCCCCGCTGGTCGTCCGTCCCTGTTCCCCTTTGGCGTTAGTGTAATATTAAAAATCTGATAGTGATATGACGAAAGAAGAAGCAAGAAACGTATTTGGCGGTAGTATAGTAAATAATCTGCTGTCGCTAGGGGCTGAGCCTACCAACGTGGTAAGGCAAGACGGGTTGATGGAATGGAAAAGTGATGGATGTATAGAGGTAGGAGTCGTACAGGTATGGGCTTACTATTACTTTTATGAAGGAGAGAACCCTGATTTATGTAATTGGGAGGATCGCATGGAGATAGAGGTAGAGGAATGTTGGATTTAAAATCGGTTGATATGAGATTCATGTATTTAACGGAGCTTAGAGGAAAGGATATATGCGTAGGCGACAAAAAGTGCAAGAGGGTAAAAATATATGTAGGTAGGCCGTTGGCGGATACGCCTAAAACCTATAAACAAATAGGTGGATTTGTAGCAAAAGAACTATCCAACGCTTATAACAGCGGTTGTGTTTCCATCTATGAAGCAAAGGATAAAACGCTCAGATATTCGGTTTATCGAGACGGTTGTTTTTATCCTTATTACGGGAAATTAGAGGTGGCAGAATAATACCAAGGGGAATGCGGGCGGCTGTGGGGAGGCTGGACAGGCCTTGTCGCCAGCGCCGTCCCTTTTCCCTTGGCAACAATAGGAATAAATATGGACGAAATAGAACTACTAAGATTACAAGATGAAGCGCTATCTTACCTTCGTGATAATATTACAAAGGATGAGGCGTATTATATCCTTACGACCGATAAGGATATGATAGAGATTCTTATAGCTAATAAGAAAGACGGAAGCAAACGTATCAAGATTCTTGATATGGAATATACTATCGAGAAGGATGATATGTTATTGTTATTCGATACAGATGTGATAATAGACGAATGTCTTTTGGTTGCCACATACATAGGGGTAAATATGTATTTTCGCAGGCAAGATGTCAACGCTATTTTGAATAACATCAACAGAGAGAAAGTTATGGAATATCCTTACATAGCTATTCAGTTAGATAATATACGAACTATAGAAAAACGTAGGGTTATTTTTGAAATCACCGGGCATAGGATAGATGATAACAAAGAGAAAATAGATTTTATGTTTGTTTATTTTATGGCTAGAATATTATGAGAGCGAGGAGGACTGTGAAGGAAAGAGATATTGTGAAGATATTGGTATTCGGGTATGATAGGACGCTTATAAAATCCATTAAGGATTCCGGATTCAGAAGTATGTCGGATGTAATATCGTACGCCAATAATATGGTCGGGGATAAGCCCATTGATCATATTAGGGTGTCGAATGAGGCTCGTGGATGGTGTGGGTCATATACTAATTATGGTAAAAGGATAGATTAGTTTGATAGGAGGATATGATATGAGAAGGATTATAAAAGAGAAAGACGATATCAAGGTATCTATATTTAGTGGGGATAGATTGGCTCGTGTTTTCATTGATTCTGGGTATAGGAATATAGCTATGGTGATAGCCGATTGCGGCAGAATAGCTAATGGTTGTTATCATATACATCATATTGAGGTGGTAAATATGGATAGGGGATGGTATGGTACATACACCTTATATGGAAGGAAAATAGATTAGTCGGATAGTGAACAACAAAGGAGGTATATATGGATAATATTATAACAAATGTGGATGGCGTGAAAGTAAAAGTAAGAGTATATGATTTTGGCGATGAAGTGGCTGATAGATATACCATAGTATATGTAAATAAAAATATAAAGGATGGTTATGGAGTGGTGTATTATCCTGTTTTCTCATGTAGTGAGGATCCATTCCATCCATTAGGAGTGGGGATGTATGCGGGAGATTATTATCCGCATAGAAGTCATATGTACAATTTTGGTAAAAGAGTGAAGGATATAGATTCACTGCCAAAGAAAGTGATTGAATTTATAAAATATATTACACAATGAACGAAATAACTTACAACAATTACGATTTGGTTGCTTTTGAACAGAATGGGGAAGTGGTAGTAGCCGTAACATTCTATAGGTATTACAAGAAGAAAGCTAAAGGTGAGGTTAATTATAGATGGAGAACCAGATGCCCGGAGCTGGTGGATAAGATCGTAAAACACCGTACCAAGGTGTTTACTGGTCAACTTATCCAATTAGCGAAGGCGTATGGGGAGAAAAGGGTTATAAAATATCAAAAGGAGGAGGAAGAGGTATGTCAAGATACGATAGAGACATAATAGAAATATATATACTGGATCATATAGATACAGATAATTATGGGAAGCAGTTTAAATATGATAGGGAATATCTATCTTTTATGCTTAACGTGTTCAAGGATGAGTATAAAGAACATATCAAAAGGGATGGGATTAAGAAAGCTTTTGAGGATTACATAATGAGCGTTCCATCCATATTTAGGATTCATATAGCGAATTGCGACATTAGATATTTATTACGTTCATGGGGCGTGGAGTTCGATGAGGATGATGATGAGATATACATCTTGTACAAGAGGATCATAAGAGAGGTCTTTTTTAAGATGTGTGAGGATATGAAAGTTTGTTAATGTTGAACCAAGCCTTGGCGGGGCGGAAGGAATACCATGATCGTACGTGTGCGGATATGGTCCGGGGTCGGTTCCCGGCGCCTTGGCATAACTTAAATGTAAGTAGTATGGAAGATAATATTTTAAAAAGAGCGGCAGCGGAATTAAAAGGAGCCGGTTGCAGGGTTTTCGCATGGCAGGATGATACTTATAATAGAGGTTGGAGTAAGGGTGATTATACGATGTTGTATTACGCCTTCCCTGATTCACCCAACATCGGGTATCTGAGTCATGGGGAATATGGGATGAGCGTAGCGTATAGTAGAGCTTATATACCGAGCTGTGGAAGTGGATCGGGGTGTTGTGTCAAGGAGGAAGCTACGTTTGACCTTGAGACGGCGTTAGACGTGCTGAACGGGCCGTTACCTAGGTGGTGTAGGTCTTATGGGGTTTATCCAAAGCAGTACGATAATATTGATAAATGGTATAATAGCGATAATCATAACAAAAAATTATTTAAGGAGATTTGATATGGAGGTAAAAGATTGGGAAAATCTGGTTTTGAATACAGAAGTAGGATCACATTGTTTTGTTACGCTGATTGATAATAATGACATCAGTAGAGGTTACGCGCAGATCAGACGCGCAGAACATTTCGGGTATAATATCTGCTTCACTCGGTTATATGGGAATAAGTTTTATTTCGAAAAAATAGAGGAAGGACGTACGCAACAATACATCAATAGGAGAAAATAATATGGTGATAGAATTTGATTTTGAGATATACAAAAACGGAGATTACGATAAGGTATATCTCCGCAACGGGAAAGAGCCAAGAGTATTATGTGATAATGGGAAGGGTAATAGGCCTATGGTCGTGATGATTGAGGATGATAAAGCGGATGATTATATTATTCTTCGTTATAACGAAACTGGCAGGAGGAATATCAATGGTCAATCGGGTCTCGATCTTATGTTATCGATAAAAGAACGGGAACCAGAATTATGGGTTGTTGTTATATCTTACATGGATAACAAGGATAAGAGACAAAAGATGGTCTTGCCTAATTTTTTCTCAAAGAATATAAGAGGGAATATATATCTTCAAGGAAGCTCTAAATCAAGTGTATCATATTATGTTGATAAGTTAGAAGAAGATGGGTGCTTCGATGAACTATGCGAGAAGATAAGGGTAAAGAGAGATCGTATTTATAACATGGAAATAATATCACTATCAGATGACGAGGCGACAGTTTAATCAGTTGATAAATGAGCTAGACGGCAAAAGCCCGTTTATCGTATTACATAGGGATGCCGTTGCGCCTAAATACGTGGGCGTGGAGGTGTCGAAGGATGGGATGGTATACAGATATGCGATAATAGGGATAAACGATGAGTATAAGGCTAAAAAAGCCCTTATTTCGAAAATATTAGGCATAGCTAGTTACCTAAATGGCAATAAGCCCTTAAAAAAGGGTTAATTAGATGTATTTATGACCTGCGGCATCATATACGATATAATGCCATAAATGACGTTGTATAGAGGATATGTATGATAATATGATAGATAACGCATTCGTGTCTTGATATCATAATATTATGCCATTATATCCTCTTTTTGTATAAAAAAAGATAACAAATGATACAAACATCTTGAATATGGATGAAATTAAGATAGGAGCTGAAATTGTATTTAATATAACCGGCAACCATAATATAGGATATGCCAAAGGGGAAAAGTATATCGGGACGGTGTTAAGCGAGGATCACCGATCACGTCTTTATGTACGGACAATAGGAATGCCTAGGGCTTGTATTGATGAGCGGGATGTAGAGTGGGTTATTGATCCAGATGGGGATTTTGATATGGATGAGGCGATCCCGAATCCTGTGGCAAGGGAGTTGTATAAGTTGATGGGTAGGTACGTTTATACGTTCGGTAGGTCTCATGAAAGTATCAATGGCTATATCGTGTACGAGTGTATGATGATGGACAGGGATTTAAGATATAATGTTATGTATGCGTTGCATGATCATGGATTTGAGATACGGCATATTGGTAGTTATTCTTGGTGGATGACCAATGAGAGGCTGATGTCCGAGGTAACATACACGGAGGGGGATATTCATATAATTGTTCATGAGTGTATGGAAGATTATGTGGATAATGTGAAATTCGGGGAGGAGTTTTATAAAAACAAGGGAACGTGATAAGATACTTACTTGTGATGGCGATGATAATATTGACACCACCAAAAGGGAACGGAGGCATGCCCCTCGCCCCTAAGCCGGCAGTGGTCGAGGCACGGGTATGGGACAAGCTGGCGGCCGCCCTGTCTTTCGTGGAGTCAAGGAATGACGATCGAGCGTATAACGCCACTTCCGGGGCTTTAGGAAGATGGCAAATGAAAAGGGTATACGTTGATGAGGTTAATAGGATATTGCGCCTTAAACGGAAGAAAAAGCGGTATAGATACGATGATAGGACAAATCCTGTCAAGGCTAGGGAAATGTTCGAGATATATCAATCTCACCATAATCCTAAAAAGGATATAGATCGGGCTATAAGATTGCATAGGGGACTACATTCCCCTAAATATGTCAAGGAGGTTAAAAACAAATTGAGAGAATAAAAATATAGGAGGATTAACATGGACGAGGATAAAGTGATACGACCGATGGATTTTGTTCGGCTTACAAATATTGACGAATCAAATGTGATTAAGGACACTAAAAACCATATAGGGCTGGTCAAGGAGGTCAGTCGGGACGGGAGAATGAGTATAATATGGATAGGTGAAACTTACAGTCAGTTGGCGTGGTTCAAATCGAGCGAGTTGGAGGTGGTGGATAACCTTGTGAGCATCCTGACATGCGGGCTGGCTAACTTTCGCGGAGACGGAAAAGAGAGCGCGGATAAATTTTATCCAATGAATTTATGTTATATAAAAAGGGGGTGATATATGAAATGGGTGATAATAAAAGGAGTTAGATATCCTAGTTCCGTGATATCAGCATTTGCGGCATATAATATGGATAACCCCTTCTTGAAGGTCAGGATAAGAAACAAGTATCATATAGTGCCTTTTGATGATGTTAATAAGATGGCTAGACAGATGGTATATTTAATGGACAACTATCCTGATTTCGTTCAGATAGGGAGATGGTGGATATCCAAGAAGGCGGTAATGTCTTGGGTTCCCAATGGGCAGGCCGTGGACGGATCGGGCTGGGTTATATCCTTCACCCTGTCCTTTGGATTGGAGGGAGGGACGCAAATTAGGTTTGATAAAGAAGATGAATACCTAAGTGAGGTAGATAGACTTAATGAGTTGTTTAATGTAATATTATAAGGTAGTATGTTGATAGACGTAAATAAATGGATTGATAAAAACGGGAGCTTCGATGAAGCCGGCGGATTGGATTTAGTGAGGCACGGATATGAGTGGATTAGACGGATGCGTAAATTCGAGAATAAGGCAGATCGTCATACATTTCAGAAGGTGTTTGGGAATAAAAGAGGTAATGAATTATGGGACTTCTTTTTAAATACAAGAAGATCTATTTTCGTATTAGAAGATAGTTATTTTCTAATTAATGACAGAAATGTCTTCTCTTTGTGTTTAGCCGAATGTAGTGATTATGAACTATATGAGCTAATTCAGGATCATGAGGCTGATAGTCGTCAAAGCAAATAATATTAAGTAATTTTTAAAAAAACGAATTATGACGAATTCTTTATTAATCTATGAGGAAAGTGGGTATCTGTTTAATGATGCGACAAAAAGATTAGAATGGTTTGAGATTGATAAGATCTTAATCAGTTTTACATATGGAGTGGTTAGATATATAGGAACTTGGGGAGGAGGTAGGACTGATAAGAGGTTAGAGGGAGAGCGGTTCTATTCGTGCGAGGAGTGTTTTAAGAAGGGCGATAGTATTCCTAAGAGAAAAATATCAATATATGATACTTTTAGGTCATTGTATGGATTTTCCCCAATAGACGATTATGTATGGGAATACAAAAACGGGAGAGCTGTCAGGGGAAAATTGGAGAGTTTTGATGTTGTAATAAATCATAAGGGTGAGTTACGTTGTTCAAAAACATATTATGCGAGCGAGGAAGATGTGTATAGGTTTAATGATTTGATTGTGGTTGACAAGAATGGAGACATAAGGATGGCAAAGTCTCCTAAAAGTAAATTGATGCTTACAAATGATCAATTGAGTGTCGTAGAAAGGATGAGAGGAATCATTGATGATATGGTTAAGTTAAAAATGATTATGTACATCGATCAAGGTTATAATCTTTGTTTTCTACCGGGAGATAAAATAGAAGATTTGACAATGGATGAGACGGATGGATTTGTAGATACCACCGGTATAGTGACACATATAAAATCTAAGGATGTAGTGGAGTTTTATGTAGAAAACCCATTCGTAAAGATAAAGGATGAGTAATACTTGGATCGGGATTGTAGTGGTTCGTGAGAATAACTACAATCATATCTCTAAACGTGAACATAAGGAGGTACGTATGTCATTCGATTGACATTAGGGATCTAGTTATATTAAAAGAGGAGGAATTATGAAAGAGATTGTATTAAAACTGTGTGAATTTGATGAGCTGTCAAAAGATTCACAAGAAAAGATCATAGAGCGTGAGCGCTGGAATGTAATGGAGCAATGTATGGATGCTTATAGTATAGAATATCAAGAGTCGATGAAAGCCTTTGAGGATATGACAGATACTAGGGTTTATAATTGGGAAGTTGGATACGAGAGATATGATTTTAGTTATGAGTTTAAATACAATGATCCTATTTATGAACATCCTACAGATTATAATCGTGATATATTCCCTAAGAATCTATGCGGTAAATTATTGTTCAGGTATATCAATAACAACATTATGCCACATATCACGAAAGGTAAATATTATTCTATAGGCAAATATATAGATGGGAAATATAATTACAAGTGCAGACGCAGTCGGGTAATATTGGGATACGAAGACAATTGTCCATTAACAGGGATGTGTTATGATTATTATCTCCTGAAACCTATAATTGATTATTACAATGCATGGTGTACTTATCCGGAGGGTTTTTCTTTAGAGGATCTGATGAGACAATGTTATGATAATTTCTTCATGTTATGGCATAAAGAATATGAATATTGGGTTGATAACGAAGACGCTATACGTGAAGAGCTTCATCATAATCAGTACGAAGATCAACTTTATTATGAGAATGGGGATGTGTATGTTGAACCATTAAATGAAATAGTATGAAAGCAATATGTACAAGGTGTGGCGGAACAAATATTGCTTGTGAAGCGATCGTAAATCCAAACACCGGGAAAATAATAGATTATCTTGATGAATCTTTTATGCATGCTAATTGTGGGGATTGCAAGGAAGAGGTAGTGATAACGGATGTAGATAGAGTCAAGAAAGATATTGATTCTATGTTTTTCAAGTTCGTTAAAAAGAATGGGAAAGAACCTGAATACGTAGAATGTCAGATCGTATGGAAAGACACAGGGGATGATCAAAGAACGACAATAAAATTATCATTAAGCATCAATGATGATGATAATGATAATGTTTTCTATTACTGTAATGGGATAGAATCACTTAAGTCACTTGTGGAATATGGAGTAGGAGAGTTTATTGTAATAGATTGTTGGAGTTTTTTTAGTATTGATAATTTGTAAATTGATGAGATTATGAATATAGAGGTAATAAGATACAGGCTTCCAGTTTATTGGGCTTGCGCTCTGATAAATGATGACTATACTGGATTAAGTAAAGAAGAATGTCAAGAAATAAAAAACTTCTTGAACATCGCAGATGGCTATCCGGTAGATGTGGATTTGGAAACAGAAGGGTTCTATCGATATAATGATGCAGGAACACTTCCGGGGAATTGTGCCGATTTTATTTTTCATAAGTTAAACGATTAAACATAAAAATATGAAAACTGCAAATAAACTAACTTTTTTAAGTACAAAATTCTTTACAGAAAACAAAAGGGAATACAGAATAACAGTCACGATATCGTTAGATGATGATTGTCATAACAATATGTGTGATTGGAGTATAACCGCTGACATTCGTTGGAAAAACGAATATGGGATATATAAAGAGTATATGGGAGGCTGCTGCCACGATGAGATTGCGAAACATTGTCCGGAATTGGCGAAGTTTATACCATTACATTGTTGTAATCATTATGGTGCTCCTATGTATCCGGTGGAAAATGTCATGGATCTGTACAAAGTATTGTCATTTCATAAACCGCAAACACAAATTATAGCCGTAATTCATAACCCGGCTTTGATTTACAAGTTGAGCAAGCTGGATTGCGTGAACTTTATTGAGATGACAAAAGGGTATTTGAAGAAAATTACTGGTTTTATGAATAAAAAATAAGAAAGGAGATGAGAGAAGAGTTGAGAACAATAGGATCAAAAGGACGCCATGTGTTTACAGCAACCTTTGTTAGATTTGGATTTAGGAATGGATACATTGGACCTGTAAAAACGATGCTTTTACAAGATGTGACACTTGATAGCAAAATAGTATCAGATCATTTGTGGTTCGATTTAACAAAAGGATTTAGTGGTGCTGATTTATCGCCAGGCGATGTGGTTGAGTTTTGCGCAAGGGTTAGTGCTTACGAGAAAGGATACAAGGGGCACAAGGATGATGTACTTAATAGACCGATAGAAAGAGACTATCGATTATCAAGACCGACAAAAATTAAAAAGATCGGGAAGAAATTAATATTAAAAGATGAGGGGAAATAATACATGATAATTATATGCCTAAAAAATTTATAATTTATTAAAATATAATGATATGAAAATTCAAGTAGAATTAAATTTAGAAGATGTATTTGAGGACGCTATGTACAACGAAGCGACGTTGAAAGAGGAGTTTACCAGCTCGGTCAGGTTAGCCGTAGTACGTGAGCTTAAAGAAAAGTTCAAGGATGAGCTGATGAGGGAAATATCTAATCCGATATCAGAGAAAATTGAGGAGATAGCGAGGGAATCAATGAGCGATCTCATCGAGAACGCCAGCGAGAAGAAATATAGATTCAGGCTAGATTATATGGATGATGAGTTGACGGTGGATGAGTTTATAAGAGGTAGGATGAAGAAAGTTATAGACGTAGGTATTGGGACAATGATAGAATCAAGAGCTAAATCTTTTGTTGATGAGTTAAGGAAGAGGTATGATATGGCGTTCGCTACCTTTATCGTGGATAACATGAGAAAGCAAAATATGTTGAAGGAAGATAAGATAGCTGAGTTGTTAAAGGATAATCCAAATGGAAAGTAGGGAAGATGCCAAAGGAAGGCGGCGATCGGTGCTCATGACGCCGCCCGTACCGAAAAAGGTCGAGGTATTATCCCCTGCATGGTATAGGGCGGCGGTGGAGTTTCAAGGCATGCCGGAGCGGGAGCGACTAGCTTTTTGCTCGTGGTGCTGTTGTCATGGAGGGTTTGACATACTCCCACCAGCTATAAAGGATATAGTATCCGTACCGATGACTATCGAACAATAACCAGAGTGGATAAATGTTGCGTTGAGTTTATGAAGGAATAAATATGAATGATAGGAGAAAGGATGATATTAACTATTAATAATGTTTATTTAATTTAATTCAAAAACAAAATGTCTACTTTTGTAGACACATAAAAATTACACATATGAAAAAGAGTGAATTTGTAAAGGAGTTAGAGAAGATCATCGATATGATTAAGGCCGAGGATGATGGTTTCGAGTATGGTGGTAAAGTCATTTTCTATAAAGAAAATGATGATAACTATGAAATATCGGTAAAGAACATAGATATGGATCTTATGGTAGAAGCCAGTGCTATGGCTAGTATGGATGATAGGACTTTTGACTGCCTTATGAGTGGGGTCTATAAACAAAAGTTTACAAAGACTATAACGATGTCGGAGGATGAGGATGATGAAGACAATTGATAAGATGACCGATCAGGAGATATATGATCTTACTGACGAGCAGATAGATAGATTGATCATAACAAGATGCGCTAAGGAGGGTGTTAGGTTTGTGGACGAACCTCCAGTTATGAAGACATACGACTACAAACCTATTTCTCCATCTAATTTCTTCTACCTTTTAGAAGGATTGAGCATAGCTGTTTTTAATCAGGATGATGCTATTAAAATAGCTAAGTTCTTAAGTAAGTTTGATTTATACAAGACTACATACGATTTCACTATATCCAATGATAAGATATATAATAAGTTGGATATAATCAATATCAAACATATTCCGATGTTTGATACGAAAGATGAGGAATCCTACAAATCTATAAAGGACAAGAATAATAAGATTGAGGAGGAATATAAAGATCAGGTGGATAAATACAAGGAGAATACAAAAAAGATGTGTGAAATCCGTGCCGAAATATGGTCAAAAGTAATTGATGTAAGGCGCAAGATTGATCACATGAATCATCTTAGAACTCTTTTTATGAAGGAATATCTTCCGTTGGTGGATCACGACACGGACAAGGCTATGATATTTTTCAAGAAGGCTTATGATGTGGATGATGATACGGAGAGATATATTCGTGAAGGAATAAAAGATTATCCTTTGTTTAATAATAATATAGATTAAAATGCACAATTGGTTTAAATGTACGGTTTCTTACGAGACCGATGCCGAGAACGGCATGAAGAAGAAGGTAAAGGAAGAGTATTTAGTAGATGCCCTTTCTTATACCGAATGTGAGGCTAGAATCATAGAGGAAATGAGACCATTCATCTCCGGTGAGTTTAGCGTTGATATCAAACGATTCAGGATAGCGGAATTGTTTGCCATGGATGGAGACCGGTTCTATAAGGTCACGGCTGATTATATTACGGTAGACGAGAAATCGGGCAATGAGAAACGCAAGGCGTTTAACTACATCGTTCGGGCCAATGACCTTGATCATGCCAAAAAGAATTTCGAGGAAGGCATGAAAGGAACCATATCAGATTTCATTGTCACTTGTATCAAGGAAGAGAAGAAACTGATGGACTTCTACGAGTTTGATGGTAAGATCAGGAATCCGGAGAAACATGAGAATAGTAAGCAATAAAGCTAGCTATGAGACCACATCATCCGTCGCCGAGAAGTTGATGGAGATAAGCAAGATGGAGGGTACGATTTATCGTATCCTCACATTGTCTAACAAAACTTATCTAGCTTCTAAATTAGGATATAGCAGATCGGGGTTCTATAAGAAGATACAAAACAGGAGTTTTAATATCCGGGAACTAGCTCAGATATTCGATACGATTATCAATTTCAAGGATCAGGATTGGACGAAGGGTAAAATAGATAGGCTTAAGAGATATAGGGCCATGAGCCTCATGGAGTTTAATAAAAGTTATAAAAAGAAAAAAGTATGAAGGGTAGGATGTTACCATGTGAGAGGTGTGGCAGGATGGTAGCCATAAGGAGCAAGGGGTTGTGCCCTGCGTGCCGGGCTAGGGAACTACCGCCAAAGGAAAGGACGGCGATACGGGTGAAGGCCAAGCCCAGGGACAGGAGCCTAGCCGTATTCTTTGGCGCTCATGTGGCAAGATTAAGTATGGTAAGAAGATCCCTTACGGGGATGTATATACCATGCCCCGGAGTAGGCAATATATGCCACTTATATCCTAAACGAAGATATAAGTCTGTCGCTGAGGATAATGATAATGTTATTTATTTGACGATAGACGAACACACGAGGTTTGACTATCTGCTAGACACGATGGATTTTGACCGGCTTTTAGAGGAGTTCGGTGACACATGGCTTTTAGTGGCCAAAAAGATGAGGGATCTCGCACCTAGAGTCGAGGAGGATGGTAAATTAAAAACCAGATTATTATCATGGATAGAAGAAAACAAAAATTACTTTTAGCTCTCGGGTACGAGGCTATAAGTGATACGATATATAAGAAAGGAATGGATATGGAAGTCATAAGCGATCAAGAATCGTTTGATGATATGAGAGTTCGTTTATCCAAAAAACATCATGTGGTTATCACGGATGATGGTGTTGTAATAGAGTTTGTTCATAATAAGTCAATGGACGAGAATGCGCCATCATATTATTGGCGATCATCATTACCAATATTAAGATCATATCATACAGATCCTAAATTTACCGCTTTCTTTGGCATATTAGATGTTTTGTCAACGATCCCAAAGAAAGATATGGATGAGGAGGAAAAGTCTGTTGAAGAGCCTAAAAAAGAGCCTAAAGAGGAAATGGAAGTTGAGTATGATCTGGAGACCGAACAGCAGTATTATGCAGCTGAATGGATAAGGGATATCCCGACACCGGTGTTATATAGAATGACTGTTGCCGGCAAGCGCGTGTATTATGAGATGGATGTTGATGGGTATCCTATCATATACGATGGAGCTACTAACAATATCGCCAATGGGTATTGTGATACGTCCGGAGCCTTGGAGAAATGGAAGAATGAGATGAGACTCAAGGGCAAGGACCCTGATGAGTACGCTAACTATAGGGCTGACTTAGGTACTATCATGCATTATCTATTTGGGTTGTATCTGACCGGGGTTAACATAAAGCTGATCCCGACATGGATCAGGAAGGTGGTCAAGGAAGCCAAGCTAAGAATAGACAAGTATAGGATGGAGCGGATATTAGTGGATAACATTGATGAGCTAATAGAGGATCTAATATCATTTGCCATATTCTGCAAGGAAAGACATGTAAAACCTGTATTGATCGAGAAGATGTTGAGGTCAAGCAGGTTAAAGGTAGCTTCTTCGGTGGACGCCGTGGTGGAGATGGACAGCGAGCCGGAGACAGTGGAGATAGAGGTCGAGACAGGAGAGTTCTATAAGACGGGAGCCAAGAAAGGTCAGCCTAAGACGGAGAAAAAGAAGATAAAGAGATGCAGGAGGATATTCGCTATATTGGACTTCAAATCAAACAGGAAAGGCAATTTCTATGACGAGTACGCTTTCCAGCTTGAGCTATATAGAAGAATGATACTGGAGAACTACGGAAAGATATTGGAGATAGAGGAGATATATAACTTCGCTCCGGGTGATCCTACCGCTAAGACAAGTCAATATAAGTTGAAGAGACAAACCGATAATCCTATACTTAATATGGCTACGGTTGTATATCTTCAAGGTAAGTATAAGTTTGAGAAAACCAATTATACGGTTACGTCAAGGATCGGATCTTTAGATATAGAGGGTGATTTTGAGTTGAATGGTTTGATAAGAAAAGAGTCGCTGAGAGATTATATATATAGAGTGATGAGTGAGAGGAGAGGATAATGGAATTCAGGGAGTTTGACAAGAGCGTACATCGGTATGAGTTGGATCATAGCAAGCCAAGGAGGAAGATGACGTGCCCGCAATGCGGCAAGGATAAGTGTTTTACGCCGTACGTGGACGTAACCACCGGTCAGATCGTTGGAGAGCAGTTTGGGGTGTGTGATCATAAAAATAAATGTGGTTACTTTAAATATCCAACAGGGAGCGAACTTGGGAACAATGATCTTTTTACCGATTCAAACAAAGTATTAAGGAGGTACAGACCTCCCGTGGATCCGGATATAGCCAACTGCATTCCGGTAAGCAAGATGTTTGAGACGCTTAATCCTTTCGAGACATCTGATCTTCAGGATTATCTATCCAATATATTCGGATCATATCATACCAATAGAGCGTTCAGCTTATATAAGATCGGGATGATGAGATTCGGGGATTGGGGTAAATGCTGCGTATTCTGGCAACTTGATAAAAGTTGGGTGATAAGGACCGGGAAGATAATGGATTACGGACCAGATGGTAAGAGGGTAAAGGTTCCCATGGATCATGTATGCTGGGTTCACATCCTCGACGGTCAAGATTATTTATTAAGGCAGTGCCTGTTCGGCGAGTTTCTTATCAACTTCTATCCTAAGGAAGCCCCGGTATATATAGTTGAGTCGGAGAAGACGGCGGTCATCTGTAATATCGTATATCCGGATAGGCTTTTCATGGCATGCGGAGGTATCCATATGTTGAAAAGGGAGATGATAGAGACATTGGGATGTAGGAGAATAGTCCTATATCCTGACAAAGGATCGGCGTTTAACGAGTGGAAGAAGAAAGTGGATAGGGATATGAAGGGAATGAATATAGAGATAAGCGATTTTCTCGAATCAAAACCCAATATAAATGATGGAATGGATATAGCGGATTATTTTATTATTAAACAAATTTACAATGGCAAAGGTAGTTGACAATTACAAGAAATTCAAGGTGCTTGAAATAACAAGACAGGAGATGATGGATAAGCTCACCAGATATGGGTGCTTAGGTATTTGCGATATGTGTAACAGACCTACATCCGTGGGCTATTATGTAGCAGTAATCAATCAATGGATGTGCGAGGACTGTTATAATGATTTCATCAAATCAGTTGACAGGTATGAGGAGGATATGAGAATAGAGAACAGGAATTTTAATAGATTCTGTGATCTATTTAATGTCAAAATACAAGAAAAGGCATGAGAGAGCTATCTTTAGCCCAGAAAGCTATGTTAAACGGATCCGTATGCCCGTATTGCAAGGCCCCATCCACTATGATAAATACGGTGGAGGGAAAGCAAGTTGGGTGCGAGAAGTGTGGGGCTTGGATGAGATCCGATTCTACGGGTAAACCTGTAGGTAGGTTAGCCAAGCCGGATCTCCTTAGGTCTATGGATATGGTAATGACCGAGATCAACGTATTCTTAATAAAAACAGGACATGATAGACATGATCTTTACAAAGAACTATCCGGTGAGCTTATGATACCGGAGGAGCATATATCCCCTTACAAGATGTCTTTGCCATCATTACTTAAAATCATGAGACATATCAAGACATATAGTGATAATCGGATACAGATATATGATGGAGGGAGGGGGAATAACTGCCCTAGGCATAAGGCGATAGCGATAGGCGGTAGCGCATGCCACGGATGTCCGGAGCATCTATTCCATGTAGTGGATAAGGTAACTGACTTGGTGGTGTGTGACGCTGACATGAGTTACGGTGATTACAAAAAATAATTATTAATAAAAATTGACAGAACATGAAAGTAATTTTCATTCACAAACAGACAGGGTTTTATGTAGGAGGATCAGTGTTTAACAAGACATGTGGTTTTTACAAATGCAGAGATAAGATGATAGAAAAAGGCATAAGCGAGGATAAGGCCAACATGCTTATTGATATAATAGGTCCGCACTTATGTGTGTGGGAAATAAAAGATGGGGATGATCCTTATGAGAGCATGAGAAGCAGACTCGGAGATAAAGCCTCATATTTAGATGGAGAGGATATTATCGTAGAGGATTATGATTATGACGAGGAGGACGAGGATGGGGAGATCGACTGAATACTATAGGACACATCCGGAGGCCAGAAGAAAGAAAGCCGAGACGGATAAGAAGATCAACGCCCGCCCTGAGCAGAAAGCCAAGAGACGGGAGTTGGGTCGCAAGAACTACAAGACCGATAAGCTGAAAGGTAAAGCCTATCGGAAGGGAAAGGATTTATGCCATACGGCTAAAGGACTTAGATATAAATCAAGATCAGCTAACAGAGGGTCTAAATCCGATACGGCTGGCGATAGAAACGCAAGAGGATGAGTGAGGATAGGATATGGAGGTCATCCAAAGAGATTATCATGGATGCATATGAGAGGATAAGAAAGTATCAGTCGGGAGAGCTTCTCCCGGCTCGTACTGGATACGCTTATCTTGACAAGGCGTTGCTGGGCGGGTTCTACCCACAACATGCGGTGGCTATCGGCGCTAGGCCCGGAGTGGGCAAGTCTTATTTGGCTCAGAAGATTATGAGCAATGTAATGAATGTTAATATCAATCCCCAAGCTGATGATTATGTATGGCTCAGATGTGAATTTGAAATGAATCCAGAGGATTTGATGTTACGTTCACTATCAAAAAAAATGGGAAAGGATATACAAGATATTCTCCTTAACGAGATGTCTGATGAAGAGATAAAGGAAATGCAGAAATGTCTTAAGGAAGAAAACTCCAGCAGAATAACATACATCCCTAAACCATCGACAGTAGACGAGCTTCAGAACTTCTTATGGAATAGTTATATGCCAGCGAACAAGGATAAGAAAATGGTATTTGTGTCCATAGATCATACAGCTCTTATACAAGGTACGGGTGACGCTAAGAGGAATATAGATAGTCTGATAACCATGTGTAATATAGCTAAAAGAACTTTTCCCAATATATTCTTTCTTATAATATCACAACTTAACCGTGATATTGAGGGAAGACGGGATCCTAAGGATCATATGCCAAAACAATCTGATTTCTATCAATCAGATACATTGGGGCAATTGTGTACGGCTATGGTAGCGTTGAATATTCCAAAAAGATACGGCTATTCATCATACATGCAATTCCCGCAAGGCTGGTATCCTAATCTGGAACGTTTTAAGAGTGAATCAAGGCGCTCTTTCCGTGTAGATGGACTTATATTCCATCATATAGTAAAAGTCCGTCAAAGATCATTAGAGGAGATTGATGCGATACATGTAGATATCATGAAAGGATATGAGCGATATTATCCTGATGGAGGGGTGGTGCGCCAAGAAAGACCAGGAGGCTCGGACGCCCCAGTGGGTAGCGGCAAGCCGGACACGACTGTGGTGACGCTACCGCCCCCGCCTCCCAGTATCCCGTTGGAGCAACAATATATACCGCCCAGTGATGATTTCAATGTAGTACATGACGAAACACCTTATTAAGCATGAGATTGAGAAAAAATTTTTTGCTTGTCATCATAAAAGGGATGGAGATGTTATTAAAAGCCAATTTCTCCACCGAAAACAAGATGGGCATACGAGAGATCATATCCTCATTAAAGGAAATGGCCGAATACAGTATCAGGTATATCATAAACCGGGACAGGGAGAAGGAGATCATGAGCATCTGTGATGAGGTATCCAATAAAGTACAGGAGTATAAAAGAATGAACGATAACTCAATGGTATTGGAATTGGAGAACTTGAAGCGGGAGGTTGTAGCGGTAGAGGATCTTCTTAGCTCTTACAAGGGCGTTCTTGACGCCGAGCTGGTGATAGCCGAGGATGATATCAGGATCATACGGGATAAGATAGCTATAAGCCTGAGGGAGGACGGGACATGCAAGAGCATGACTGATGCTGATAAAAGGGCTAGGGTGGACGTAAGATACGAGAGGGCGTTAGAGGATTATCGAATCCTTCTAAGATGCGCCAATACGGTTAGGGCTAAGATGTCGGTTGTAGGGCATCTTAACCAATCTATAAATCAATCTATATCAGTTGGTAGAGTTGGTATGGCTAATGAATCTTATACGGTAAAACAATATGAAAAAGGGAAAGAGATTATCGAAAGCAGACGCCCTTAGGGTGTTGACAAAGGCTTACAATTTAATAAAGAATGATAATTATGCATTTATATGCATAGCAATAGAAAGAACAGCGATTGAATTATCACTTGCTGAAAGATCATGTGTGGCGTGTTATCTTATACCAGAACTGAAGATGTTCAAACCTGTAAACAGAAAAAATGGAGATTTTTGGTTTCATTCATCAAAGAAAAACATAAGGTTACATATAATAGAGACGCTAATAGATATATATAACGGAAATGATCATCCCGATATAGTCGAGAGGGTAGCCAGAAAGATCAGGTCAATATTTTAACTCATTAGCTTATGTATAGGTGATTATATACCATTTTACACAAAAAAAGATGAGAAATGATATACATTTGTACGAAACATTATACTGGGTATCACCAATACCCTCTACCGGTTGCACAAGAGTGAGATCGCCGGATTCTTTTACTGAACTAAACGTTTTTGATTTTACTTACCCAACGAATGTTTTAGGGTAAAACCTTATATCAAAGACCTCCTTTGCTCAATCGTCTTGTCCGAAACAGGGGACTATATGATTCGATTGAGTGAGACAAAATTAGAAAAGAAGAATGTGAAATTAAATAACATACGTATGTTTTACAACATATCTGGTGTAAAGTAGTATATAATAACCTATGTATATTAATTTTGAACAGATGATGACATCAGGATTAACGATGTCTGATGTCGGGTATCTCTTGATGATCCGGCAGAAAGAGGAGATGGCTAGCGTCATTCCAAAGGAGAAAATAGATAGTTATAAAGCATCTGGTTATATCGAGCTTCAGAAGAATGGGAAGTGGAAGATAACGCCAAGGGGAGGGTCGCTGCTGATGCTGATAGAGACACCCGGCCTGACACCGGAGGTCGAGGGGATCCGGGACCGTATCGTTGGGGTATATAACGATATGGGTAAGGATACAGGAGCTATCAAGGAGGTAGAGAAACGGCTCGTATGGTTCGTGGCTAATACCAACTTCAAGGAAGAACCTATAGTAAGAGCCGTAATATCCCACATAGATCTTAAACGTGAGTATACGATGAGATTGGATAACTTGATCTGGAAACCATCAAATGTGTATAGCGTGCATATGAGTTTATCGGAATCAACGTTATTCGATACGATCATAAAAATGTATGGCATGACGTCTGACTTGTATCTTAGGGAGAACAAGAACAAGGAGCTGGCATGGTTGTTCGCCATAAGCCGGCTCCCGGATCCTCCCAAGAAAATGGATAAGGAATACGCTATCACAGGCGATGTTAAGATGGATATCGAAAGGATATCAGATATAAAAAAAGAATTAGGTAGAAGATTAAAAATATCAATTTAGTATGGAAAGAAAAGAAGTTGAAAAAATAGTCAAGGAAACGATATTTGAGAAGATGGGTGAGTTTACGGGTTTTAATCATGCTGCCGAGATCGATAACGAGGATGGGCTGGCGACTGACATGGCTATGGATTCCTTTGACTACGCAGAGGTGGTGATGGAAATAGAGAAAAGGATGGGTATATCTATACCTGATGAGACACTAAACATCAAACCTTATACTAAACTTACGGTAGGGGAATTTATGGATATATTATATAATTATCTAAATAATCATGGAGAGAGATAAAATATTGAAACTAGCCAGAAAAGAGATATTTGAAAAAATGCATAAGTTCAATTACATTAATAATATAGAGGTAATTGATGATGTAAAAGAAGATAGTAATTTATCATCTGATCTGGCTATGGATCCATTTGATTTATTAGAGGTGTTGATGGAGATTGAAGAGAAGATTGGTATAAGGATATCGGATGATGTCTTCGGTGATAAACCTGTTGATGAACTAACTGTAGGGATTTTTGCGGATATGTTGTATGATTGGTTTAAGAGTAAGTAATGGACTTTGGATATGATGATTGGGAAGAGGGGCTAGAAACCCCTCTTGTCGATGATTGCGATGACGATTATAACGAGGAGGACGAGTATGATTTCGGCTAAAGAACTAAGGATAGGGGATCTTGTAAAAGACAAGGCTGGCAATATATGGAGAGTAGGGTGCGTTACTGGTATTCGTAATGAAAGTAAGTTATTGATCCTTGAACGTGAGGTTGATGACGGGATAATGAAATGGTATTCCGGGGAAGATGATGTCATGCCTATTGAGATAGATGATAACCTGCTTAATACCATCAGGTTTAAGCGTGATAAAGGACGGGATGTATATCGAGGCTACGGAATATCTATAGAGATTTTTGACGATGGGTATTATCTTAGCCTTAGGGATCTGGAAGACGATCTAAGCGATCCTATTCAGATTAAGAATCTTCACCATCTACAAAACCTGTTAATGGACTTATACGGACATGACATAAAAATAGATAAGCTTTATGGTGATACCGGAGAATAATTTGTTATGTAAGGTTATAAACGGAGAGAAGGTTCTCGCCGCCTCTTACTCGCAGATAGACACGTTCGTCCAATGTCCATACAAATGGTATAAGACTTACGTGGAGGGTCATAGGTCCACGGAAAAGCATGAGGCTACGTCATATGGTACGGTTATCCACCAGACAATGGAGTATTTCTTCAAGAACGGATGCAGGCCTTCTTATGAGGATATGAGCAAGGCATTCAACTACTACGCCGATATAGAGCAGATTCCTTTCGATAGCGTAAAATCCCAAATCGAGTCCATGCAACATGCGGCTAGACTAATAAGATGGATTGTGGGGTTGTTTGAGAAGGATGCTGCTGGCAATTATAAGAAGGCATGGTCCGATCTTACGCCAATGGAGAAGGTAATCCGGGGGTCGAGACCGGCCGGCGTGGAGGAGGGCTTCGTCCTGCCTTATAAGCTGCCCAAGCCTCTTACCTTGGATGGCGTGACGTACGATAAGGTACATATCATAGGATCGGTGGACTGGCGTGGAGAGTATAAGACAAAAGACAGGATAGCTATGTATACGATAGACTGGAAGTCCGGGAGAAAGTTATTCGATAAGGATAAGCTGCTTCACAATCTCCAGCATCCGATATACGCCTTTTACATACTCAGAAAATATAAGGTATTGCCGGATATGTGCAGCTATTTCTTTACCCGCATACTGGACAATCAGAACGTGAAGGTAGATAAGGAGAAAGTAGAGAGGTCGGTCAAGGAGCTTAACGATATCCTCCTTGATATGTATGATTTCGAGACAAATAAAATAGATAGCTATCAAGCTCACGTTTGGGACGATGCCAAGCAAGGGTATAAGTACGAGACACGCTACCTCATGGGACGCCAGCCGGCCTGCCTTGAACCCCGCCCCAAACCCTTGTGTTTTTGGTGCGATTTCTCAATCCATAAACAAGGGACGTGCAGGTATTCATCGGATTGGGACGAGTCTAAAAGAAAGAATAAAAAAGATTAACTTTATTAAAAAGCCTAGGTAAATATCTAGGCTTTAATTATATTTGCGATGCAAAAAGATCAGATCATGGAAGAGAAAGATGTATTAAATTTATTAATGTCGAGAAAAGATATCAGGAAGCTGGTAGAGAAATCGAATGAATGTTATTCTAAAATGGATTTCGTGGGAGCCATGAAATACCGGAAGGAGATAAAGGATATAGTAGACCGGGAATCGAAGATTATGTTAACAAAAAGCGAGTCTTTGGTAAGCTTGATGAATAACGCTGATAATGAATATAAATTCAATATGCTGGTATGGCTACATTCCATGATGTGCATGGCGGATGTATTTAATGGGATATTGGAGGATTTCAAGGACGGGGTAAGGAAAGCCAATGGCAACTCTAAGTTCGTTAAATTCGATAATCTGGATCGGTTGATGACAGAATGCAAGAAGGAGATTGATTACCTAATGAAAGGTACAAGTAAATCGTTTCAGATATCTTTCGCTGTAAGAAGCGATGAGTTAAGGGAGATGATAGAGAATATGGTTGGAGACAATATCCGAGAAGGGTATGACATATTCAAGGAAGAGGCTAAGATGACCAAAGAGACAGACAGGAGCAAGATAGAGGAATTTAATAAAAGGCTGGACCATGAGTAAATTTGATGTAAAGATAGGTGATATAGTTCATACCCAGATAGGGATAGGAGAGGTGATAGCCATAAGCAAGACCAAAGAGACTTTGATGGTGAAAATGGACGATGGTCGAGAGTGTGCGATAAGATTAGAGTACATGAAAGACGTTTTTGATAACTACAGATCCAGATGACATATAAGTTAAGACCATATCAAGAGGAGTGTGTTAAAAGTATCTCCGATTACATAAACTCCGATAGACATGATCCGGTATTGATCGTAGGTCCTGTAGGTTGCGGTAAGTCACTTCTGATAGCAGAAGCGGCTAGATTGATGGGAGATAAGACGCTGATTTTACAACCATCAAAAGAATTGCTGCAACAGAACCACGACAAGATAACGTCGTATGGCATACCGGCTACCATCTACTCCGCTTCCTGTGGCAAGAAAGAGCTATCTAACATGATATATGCCACGTTAGGATCTATCAAGAAAGTTGTTGGTCAGCTTAAGGAGATGGGAATCAGAAACGTATTGATAGATGAGGCTCATGCCGGATACAGTCCTGAGGATGGCAGTGAGTTCATGACATTCATGAATGAGCTGAAGCCGAGAAAGGTGATAGGGTTTACAGCCACGCCATGTAGACTTAAAAACATGTCGATAGGACAGACATCATATTCCCAACTTAATTTCATCACTCGTATGAGACCGGTGTATTTCAAGAACCTGATTCACGTGATACAGGTAGAGGAGATGATAAGGCAAGGGTTCTGGACTCCTCTTAAGTATGAGACATGGGATTTCAACGGAGATGCCCTTAAACTTAATTCTAACGGCTCCGAATATACGGCTGAGTCTATTAGTGAAGCAGTGAGAAAAAATGGCTTAAACAACCTTATTTTGCGTCGATTGATGGTGTTAAAAGATATCTGTAGATCTATACTGGTGTTTATGGATTCTGTTGAGAGCTGCAATACGGCCGCCGAATGGATGAACGCCAAGATATGCGCCGGCATTGCGGAGGTGGTTCACGGAGGAACGCCAAAGAAACAACGGGAGGCTATAGTTGAGAGGTTCAAGTCGGGTAAGACGAAGGTAGTGTTCAACTATTCTGCCCTCGGGACGGGATTCGATCATCCGGGTCTGGACTGCGTGATAGTAGGAAGACCGACATTTTCGTTCTCGTCGTTTTATCAGTGGCTTGGCAGGGCGGTCAGGATAAAGGACGGTAAGGGCAGCGCATTAGTCGTTGATTGTTGCAACAACTCGTCAAGGTTCGGCGATATAAGGAAACTTAGTATAGAGAACTACAAAGGATATGGGTGGGGGATGTTTATCGGCGATAAACTAATTACCAATATCCCGATGGGGGATAAGGTAACGAAAACAGATCTGGATATCAAAGCCGCCAAGAAAGACCGAAGGAGGGGGCTGGCGCAGGGCGTAACCGCCTCCCCTGTACCCGGGAGACCGGATCATCCCCTTGGATCTATGGTAATGACATTCGGGAAATATTGTGGGTGGATGTTGCATTCGATCCCAGTATCGTACTTCAAATTCATAAACGAGACATTTGACTGGGATAATGATAGGAACAAGGATATAAAAGAATACATAGATTTTTTAATCAAAAACAACAGATTATGACAGGATGTATATATCATGAGGCTGATCTTGACGGAGTAATGTCAGCGGCTATAGTAAAAAAGTATTTCAAAGGGGACATTGATCTTCTTCCTTACAATTACGGCAAGGAAATACCTGACGTGGGTAAATATGATAAGTTATTTGCAGTTGACGTGTCATTTGGGAGCAGAACGAGATTCCTTTTCGATGAGTGGAAAGAGAAAGGTATAGATATTGTATGGATAGACCATCATAAGACCGCCATAGACGATATAAGGGATTACGAGGTAAATGGCAAGAGACGTATCGGAACGGCGGCTTGCGAACTTACATGGGAATATCTTTTTGATGATATCGAAACCCCCGATGTGGTAAAATTATTGAGCGCTTATGATGTATGGGATCATGATCGCTTCGAATGGAGTGACGTTCTTTCATTCCAATATGGGATGAGAGGGTATTGCGGGCTTGACGTTGACATGGTCAGGGAGGTGCTAAACAAGGCGAATGGCGAGTTTGTTTCTGATATGATAAGAAATGGCGAGGCCATAATAGAATATATCATCGAGAAAAACAGAGGAGAAATGAAGATGTTCTCATTCGAGGCAGATATATTTGAATACAAGGCGATATGTATGAATACTACGGAGTTTAACTCCACCACATTCGAGTCTATGTACGATCCTAGAAAACATGATTTGATGATGCCATTTTGCTGGAACGGCAGATTCTTCAGATGCTCGTTCTATACCACCAAGGAGGAGGTGGATGTCTTGGCGCTAGCACGCAAGGCCAACCCCGGTGGAGGAGGCCATAAGGCGGCTGCCGGCTTCCAGCTTAGCGTGGAGGATATGATGGAGTTTCTAAAAAACAGAAAAATGTTATGATAAGGTTAGTCTTTGCCTTTATAATAATGGCGTGTTCTATCTATTTGATAATAGAAGGGAATAAGAAGGATGATTCTACTGAATTTTATGGAGGGATAATAGCAACGATCTTATCTATCTTCTTGATGTGCTTAGTAATACAAAATACAAATACAAAAGATATGGGAAAGGTATACAAATTCAAGAGACTTAACGAAATGAAGCTAGACGATTACGGCTTCGGTTTGTTCGAATACAATGGCGCTCTTTATTTCAAGGAGGCAGATGGTGAGAGATGCTTTGATGTAAGAAGCGGAAATATAAGATTGTAACGGTCTTGGAGGATTGATCATGAGAAAACTTGACGACACCAACAGGACAAGGAAGAGGAGCGTACGGCACTCGTGGATAAAGGCGGGTCCGGGAATCCAACGCTGCGCTATTTGTGGGGTCACGAAGCGAAGTGAGTATATAGACGGGAAGACCGTTCATTGCGTGCACCTATCATCTGGTGAGCTTTACTCTATGACAGGTGAGACGCCAGAATGCAGGGATCTTAGTGAGTTTTATTAATAATACCAACAAAAAGAATTTAAGATGAAAGAAGAGTTTGGTAAATACGAAAAGGTTGTTTATGACGGTGAGGTATTTGAGGTACTTGAAACCGCCGATCGTACAGGAATGATGAAATTAGGCCCATTATTTAAAACATCATATGAATATGCTTGGGCTGACGAGGAAATGGTTGTATCATTAAACAGGGCTATTAAATCAAGGCTTATTGATGAGGAAAAGGTTGATAAGCTTACAGATTATAGCTCTATCGGCGAGGGTCTATGTAATACCAATGAGGAGGAAGCGACAGATACGCCGTTCGTCGGAAAGGACGGCAGCGGCAAAGACGACCGGGCCGACGGCAAACTCCGGTGGGATCTCCTTCCTTTGGCTGAGATAGAGGACATCGTGAGGGTATATACAAAAGGTGCCAAGAAGTATGCTGATAACTCATGGCAAGATATACCTGATGGGTTCAATCGTTATCTAGGTGCACTCATGAGACACTTGGTCGCTTATACGAAAGGGGAGAGATTTGATTCGGATACAGGATGTATGCATCTTGCGCAGGTGGTGTGGAACGCTATAGCAATGTTGTATTACGATAAACATAACAAAGGGCTTATAGAATGGAAGAGTCAGGAAAAAGAGTAGTAGATGAGGGATTAAGAGCTATCGACAAAAGAACAGGTAAATACGTTAGGTGATTATATATAATTTTACACTAAAAAAATAACATATAAATAGGAATTTATAAATATTCTATTTATATTTGCGATATGTATTTGGTGGAGCAACATATAATTACTATTAACGATAAGAGATATAAGGATTTAGATCGAATATGTTTCTTATCCAAGAATCTGTATAATGCGGCTTTGTATATAATAAAGCAAGAGTTTCTTAGTACAGGTAAATGGATAAGAGCTGTAGATCTTAACAAGAAGATGGTAGCAGAGAATAACATAGATTATAGAGCAATGAGTGGATCATCCTCCCAGCAAGTTCTTATGGCTTTAGACAAGAACCTAAAATCTTATTTCTCTGCTATCAAGGCATGGAAACGTGATAATAAGAAATTTACCGGCTGTCCTAAATTTCCAAAATATAAGCATAAAACAAAAGGAAGGAACGTATTTTCTTATTCTTACGCACAGTTTAAACATAGAGGAGGTTTTATCTATTTCCCTAAGAAGGAAGGATTACCTCCTTTAAGAACTAATTGCAAGGAAGGAACTGTAAAACAGATTAGATTTGTTCCTACATCCGATTGTTATGTCATAGAAGTTGTATATGAGTCAATTGTGAAAAAGCAACTTGATGATAACAACAGGATCATGTCTATTGATCTAGGTGTAAATAACCTCGCTTCTATCGTGACCAACGTAAGCAATAAGCCTATTTTGATAGATGGAAGGAGACTTAAATCCATCAATCAGTATTACAATAAAAAAAGGTCAGATATTCAAAAACAATTAAAGAAAGTAAATGGAAAAGAAAATTCGAGACGGTTGATGTCCTTAACAAGAAGGAGAAACAACAAGGTGAAAGATTATCTTCATAAGGCGAGTAAGGAGATAATAAATACTTGCTTGAAGGAGGATATAACAACATTGATAGTAGGTCATAATGATGGATGGAAACAAAATGTTAACCTTGGTAAAAGGAATAATCAGAATTTTGTTTCGATTCCATTTGAGATGTTTATATCAATGTTAAGGTATAAATCGGAAAGACAAGGACTAAGATTTGTTGAAGTAAACGAATCTCACACGTCAAAATGCAGTTCTTTCGATTTAGAATCAGTAGGTCATCATGATACTTATGTTGGTAGAAGGGTAAGAAGAGGTCTTTTTATGACAAGAGATGGTATTCTTATTAACGCTGACATCAACGGAAGTTATAACATCATGAGAAAAGTAAAGGGGGATGCAGTAATGCCACTCCATACAGGGTTTGGGTATAACCCAGTTAAGAAATTTATTAACTAATTATACGAGTGCAAACTTGTATATAATTACCAGAATCTGAATTTTGATGTAGACGTAAATTGGGAGCAGCGTAGATATCAGATTGTTAAGGATTTATTATCTAACAATTTCGATGGAAGGAGGATGAATATAGATGAGGTAGATAACGCTATATTTACAGCGGATTTAATTATTAACAGATTAAAAACTATTTAAAAATGGTAAGAATCGATTTTTTCACGAAAAAAGACGCTGAGTACAGCGATTACATGCGGTATATTATCGCCAACACATTACAGGAGTATGAGGGTGAGGTCACGTTAAACCAGATCCCGGAGAACAAAGCCACGGAGGAGGAAATATCCAAGTACGGTATAGAGGTATATCCTACTATCATCGTCAGCGGAGATAACATGGATGGCTTTAATAAACTTGAGGGGATGGCCGGAAAAGCTGATCTTATTAACGTCATGTCGTTATACGACAAGAAATAGGCTTATGACGATAAGGGATAAATATTTTGGTTGGAAAGATATATTCTTTGACAGGTTCGTGCATTGTTGTAATGAAAAAAGTGATCAACCACAAGGAAGTAATATACCTCTAGCCAAAATAAACTTCGATAACAAGACAGGATATGTGGAGGACGGGACTATTAATATAGCCGAGCTTCTTCAATATCTTTGGATAAATAATAAGGTCTATGGGTGTGAATATGCACCCATAGATATATCCTCTGTCTTGCAAACATTGATTAGATTGACCGAGAACGCTAAGTTCATATTTGACGACCAACCCGGCATACATGATATGATCCCATATAGAGGTTTTTTTCTTAGAGATGATTTTTTACCCGGAAAAGATTATTCACTTGATTTGGATAAAATAGTGAGCGGGATGGGAGGATGGTATGGGGAGGATGAGGATCCATGTTACTCGATGTTCGTCAGTCAAGATCAGATATGGAACTTGAACCCGATATTGAAGGTATTAGCTGATGAGGGATCTATTCTAGCCAAGGAACTTGGGTATGATATGAACTCATATGTCAGCGATAATGGATACACGATATACAACCCCTACCTCTCGTGGATTAATCATTACTATCATTATTGCCCGACATTTAATGAGGATAAGCTGAAACCTTGGGATAGGGTGGAAGACAGAAAGAATAAATTCAAGATGACGGATAAGGTCAAGAGAGGCGCCAATAATTGGTATTATTCAGGCGGGACTATATCTTGTGTGGATAATTTCTTGGGGAAAGAATACAGGAAAAATCTCCGAACCTTCATATATCGTGGAATAGTATTCTTTTTAGATCGGATATGGCATACACCATTGTTTGAGAAGATGGGCGTGAAAATGAAATACAACGCTTATTATTGTTATGCCGCTACTTCCGGGATATGGTATGATAAGGGATTCAAGGAAAGACTAGCCAAGAGGTTTAACAAGTCGCTGGGCGGCGACGGGGAACTGTTCGGGGCTAACCTAGCCTGCATGGTATGTGACCGTAAGGATATCGATTGGGAGGCGCTTCGTTTTTGGCTTGACAAATACGATGATCCTACTGATAAGGGCATGGTGAATAGCCCTATTCAATTTATGTATTTATATCTATATTACTCTTTTAACAAATAAGACATGGAGACTAAAATATGGTGTAAACTTGTATATAATTACCTAACATTATAATATAATTTAAAAGATGGCAAAGAAATAGTTAAAGATCCCGTTTAAAGACGGGAGACCATGTAAATGGGTTAAGGATGTTCATGATGAGGAACGCGATAATTATGAGTTCGAGGAATGTCTTGAGATACACGGATTCGTTCGTGGATGCTCTTCGGCTGTAATGATATTAAGACCGGCAAATGATCATGGAAAGGATTTCAATTATGTCAACAGTATCTATTATCAAGTGTTCTTGACGGATAGCAAGGAGATAATACAAAATATGATGCATGGGATCATATACGGGAAATGGACTTTTGTTAAGAGGGGAGAAAATTTTGGTATAAAATTGGTTAAGGTCTTACCTAAGATACATAAAATATCCCTTGATATGATCGCAAAGGATATTTTTAGGTCTGAGAATAAATGAACAATATGAAAGTATTATCATTATTTGATGGGATATCATGTGGATATCTAGCATTACAAAGAGCCGGTATACCTATAGAGACTTACTACGCCTCGGAGATAGACAAGACATGTATAAAGGTAAGTCAAAAACATTTTCCTAATATTATTCAATTAGGGGATGTTAATAACTGGAGAACATGGGATATCCCTTGGAAAGACATAGATCTGGTCATGGGAGGGTTCTGTTGCCAGAGCTTCTCTAGCTCAGGTAAGGGTAAAGGATTCATGGACGCTCGTGGAAGGCTTTTCTTTTGCTTCTCGGACATCGTAAAGCATTTAAGGAAGGAGACCAAAGGTAAGGTCCTGTTCTTGGGCGAGAACGTCCGGATGCGGGATGAGCACCGCTGGGTGATTACCGAGGAGCTTGGCGTGGAGCCGGTGGAGATCGATAGCGCCTTGGTCTCGGCACAGACCCGGCATCGTCTTTATTGGTGCAATTGGCCGGTAGAAATGCCGAAAGACAAGCATATATCATTGGATGATATTCTAGAGCATGACAAGGGTTGGAATCCGGGAGCCATAAGAGGGAGATATATAGGGACCATTGTCGGTAGAAGGATAGGAGAGGACGGGTATCGAAAGGATTGTGACAAGGACATAAAAATAACGCAATGTCTGGAGATAAGAAAAGATAAGAATACCACTCCCATCAAGAAAAGTAATTGCCTGACAACAGTCATGAAAGATAACGTGATCTCATCACTACCTCCCGGAAGATATCCTAACGCCTTTGACATGAAAGACAAATTCAGATACCTGACCCCGGTGGAGATGTGTAGGCTACAGACATTGCCGGATGATTACCTTGACGGGATAGCCCCAAATACGGCCATGTCTTTAGCGGGTAACGGATGGACAGTGGATGTGATAGCCCATTTGCTAAGAAGCATCGAACGTAAGCAGATAAATGATATTGTAAAGGAATTTCGCAAAATTACTGATGAGCTTATGTTCGGGTCATTAGAAACGGATATAATGTGACATGTGAAGGTAAACACGAGCAAAATGAGACCATACGGAAGAATCAAGACAGTTAAGGGATCTTTATGGAAAAAGGATATACATCCACCGAAAGGGCACAAGAATTGGTGGGATGACATATGCGATCCTGTACCTAGAAGTACTATGAAGCTTAAATTTAAAACAGAGTTAAGAGATGATTATAAACAAGAAATGGTCAATACCGAACAGCGAGACATTCAGCATAAAACCGATAAGGGAACTTATAGATAAATATCGAGAAGAGGGGATGGTTATAGTGGATCCATTCGCCAGAAACAGCGATATAGGGACGATCACCAACGATCTTGATCCTGATACTAGGGCTATGTATCATAAGGACGCCACGGACTTCCTGCGTGGTCTTAGCGATAATATAGCTGATATGGTGTTGTATGATCCACCATATTCCCCGAGACAGGTATCCGAGTCATATAAAAAGCTTGGAGGTGCTGTTAATATGCAAACAACGCAATCTAGTTATTGGGCTATGCAGAAGAAGGAGATAGCTAGGATCACCAAGAAAGGAGGGGTAGTCATTACCTGCGCGTGGAACTCCGGCGGTATAGGGGCCGGGCTTGGCTTCGAGCAGCATGAGATTCTTCTTGTGGCTCATGGGGGATGGCATAATGATACGATCGTTACGGTAGAGAGGAAGATGATGGATGGTATGCATGATAGTATCCCGATATTGATGGGAATAAAGAAATTGGATGATATGTCACCGAAAAAGCAAAAATCATGAAGGAACGGATTTTTACCACAAAAGAACAGGGGAGGGTGTTGGTCGAGGCCGGCCTCCCTATCTCCACCGCCATCGGCTTCAGAGACAAGTACCTTGACTCATTGCATTCTATGGAGGATGACGCTGGTCGTATAGGACTGATCGAGGCCGTTACCCCGGATATATCCAACCCTGTTTGGGATGTAGGGACATTACTGAATTTGCTCCCATATGAGATAGAGGGTTGTACATTAGAATGTTATAAGCTAAAACATGCATGGTCTGTAGCGTATAGAAATATAGACGAGATCCCTATATGTTGGAGTAGCGAGAGACTTCTTATAGATACATTATTTTCACTGATAACAACATTATTAAAAAATGGATTATATGAGTATAAAACAAACAGCAAGAATAAGGTACAAAACGGAGGATAATCCTCCTATGGAAGGTGTTCCTCTTATAGGATACAGCAAAAAATATGACTGTTGGGTAGCGTTAGTATACAGAAAAGGGGATAACTATTACACCAATATGGAGTGCGATGTTGAATATAAGACATCTCCTCCAGATGAATACGAATACGTATATCCGTGAGAACTAGAAGGGATATATTTATATTTAAGCATGATTAATATTATTTTAATATTATTCATGCTTTTATTTTTGTTTAAATCCTATCTTTGTATCAGTATTAAAAACCAGATTGTTATGAACAAATTGATCTTGAACGATATCCAAGACCTGTGGAGGTGGAGGGAGAAGATAAACATTGATGACTTCAAAGAGAATCCTATGGCTGAGGATATGCCATTATATTTCCCGTGCGCCGTCGTATGGCATGTGGATTATGGTGAGCATGACGCTGATAATTATGTATGTTATGGATTTGTTTATGTAGCAGAAATATTAGGGATATGAGTGTTAAGAGACAGATATTTATTAATAACAAAGGCATTGATGGGGAGATAGCTAATAATATGACATTTGATTTCGATTTCAATGTTGACAAGAATATTCTTGAAAAAATAAAAGCAAAGAAGGAGAGCAATAAACTAAATACAAAAGATTGGGCGCTGTTCTCGCTTATGGTTTTGTTTATTTTTGCGATGGGAGTTGTAAGTGGATGGTTGGTGTTTAATTGTTTAAATCATGGATAATTTAAAAGACATACAAAATATAACCGGTCTTACGTCAGAAGCTATATTCAATATACGTAAACCTGTTGATTATATGTGTAGTGATATAGACAGTCATATAAAAGATATCGAGACACAATGTGATTATATTATGGATGGGGACGAGGAGGATGTTAAATACTATTCAAAATCAATCAAATCAGACGTAGATTCTTATTTCGAGGATATACGGTCAAAGGTCGAGAATCTCCGTGATTGGGGAGAGCAGTGGAAAGTACTGGCTAAAGACCTATTTGATGAGTTGATGAAAGTAAATAACGATAAGACCATAAACGACTATCTGTCTTATGAGGCATTGAATAAGATTAAGGAACATTTAAAATAAAACTATAAACATGAATAAAAGAAAAACTAAAAAAAGACTCCATTTAAATAATAAAGAATTTCAAGTCTTATTTCGTTCAGGCAAGAAATACTTTAGATATGCGATAAATAATATATGCTTTGCTTTTGGATGTTCTTCATTAGAATATTGGATATACTTCTTTGAAGGTAAAAGAGTTGATGGGAGTATATATTATAAAAGCATTTCACGACTAGTTCTTAGATAATGATAAATTAACAAAATAAATAGACATGAGCAAATTACTATTTTTTGATTTAGAGACAACCGGGGTTAAGTTCTGGAGAAACGGGATACACCAAATAGGAGGGATCGTGGATATCGACGGGCAGGAGGCCGAGAGGTTTGACATTCGCCTAGCCCCGAACCCTGCCGCCACGATAGAGCAAGAGGCGCTGGACGTGGCTGGAGTTACCTTGGAGCAGGTGCAGTCGTATCAGCCTATGGAAGAAGGGTACAGGCAGTTAGTTGGCATATTATCCAAATACGTGAATAAGTTCGATAAGAGGGATAAAATGTATTTAGTGGGGTATAACAACGCTGGATTCGATAACAACTTCCTACGGGCTTTATTCCAGCAATGTGGGGATAAGTATTTCGGATCATGGTTCTATCCTAACTGTATGGATGTATATGTTATGGTGACACCGTTCCTGATGGGTGTAAGAAACGATATGGAGAACTTTAAGTTGATGACCGTAGCCAGAACTATGGGTATTGATATCGACGAGAATAAGCTTCATGACGCTACTTACGATATTGAGCTGACTAGGGATATTTTCTATCGTATAATTGGCAAAATGGACATTAAGCTATGAGGGACATTTTAGAGGCGATGCATGATTACCCGGATGAGGCTCTTGGGTTATTTTTCTTTTTGATAGTGATTGTCTGGTTATTGTCAGGTGTATTTGAGAAAAAAGATGGATGATAAACTCGATGAGATACTGGATCTCCTAAGATCTCAAAATGAGATGATTAAGGATATTCACGACTATGTGAAAGAAGTTACCAGCGAGAAATATATAGGGGAGTCTAGGATGACCAGCTTCTCTATCAATTTGGCCGCTGATATACTTACCGAGGCTATCAGTCCTAAGATAAAGGGGATGATGGTGAATTTATTAAGGGAACAGGGATGGAAAACTGAGTAGGATATGGGGACTTACGAGAGAAAAGTAAATCAATTAAAGGATTTGATGATAAGGAAATACAAATCGGCTTACGACAAGTCAAAGGGAATAGATATAGATATAAGCTCGATAATGTATCTCCCGGTACCAAATGAATTTAATGATATGGATATTGAGAATATGTATGTTATTCTCGATAAGATTAAAGATATTATAGATAACAACAGGGATAAGCTTAAGAACCCGACTTGCGGCACTTGCGTACATCTGCATGATAATGAATGGGCGAAAAGATATGGCAAGGTATGTTGTTCTATTTGGCAGGTGTGTGACCATTATATAAACCCTAACAGTAAATATAACAGGAAGCAAAAGACTTATGTTAGACGACCAAGCAACAAAGCTTGTCCTAATTATGAGTATGGTGATGATAATTTTGAAAACAGAAGAAGATGTATAAAAGAAAAGAATACCCGATAAAGAGCTATGTGCCGATGCGCACCAACAAGGATAGGACGTGTATCTGCTGTGGCGATACGATCCCAGCCGGCAGCAGCAGGATGATACCTAGACACGCTAAGGCAAATCACGGTCTATGTTTCCCGTGCTTCAGGAAATGGAGAGATACCGGAGGAGATCTTAAGCTTATGAACAACCCACGAGATGCGAAGAAAGAATATGTCATACATATGTCTAATATCCTGAAAGGGAATTGTGATATAATAAAAGGTCGAAAGCTTTACGTGGCTTTTAAAAAGGCGATAAACGGCGGAAAGAAGATCGTTATCAAATTTGACACTGATCAACCGATATCTATGTCAACAAGAGTCATGAATCCTTCATTCGGGGAGATTATGGATGAGTACGGCAAGGACATATTCCAAGGTAATCTCAAACTGGTAGATGTCCCAAAAGGAGTTAAAGACTTGATAGTTAACTATATAGAAAAATATCGTAAATTATGAATATAAAAACATTTATATACATGATCCTGACATTCAGGAGAGTAGATCCTATACCTAAGAATATAGGTCTTATGTTAAGTACAACGTTCTGGATATCTATAGTATGGATAATATCCAACTTTACCATATTGATAATGAGATTAACAAAGTAGACGAAATGAAAGAAGGTGATGTGATATACAAGAATGGCGTGGAGCTGCTTGTAGTATTAAGCTACGACCATAATGAGCCATGTAAGGGTTGCTTCTTCTACGAGGATAAGGCGTGCGTATCAGAAAGACTGATAAAATGCTGGGATTGCAAAAAGGAATATATATTCACGGCTATACGTAAATATAATACGACTGAACTGTGCGGAATAGTAAAAAGATATGAGGAGACGTATAAGATAATACTTAAAACAATCAAGAAAATTGAGAAAGAATGTCAAAAATATGTTATCTGGGATACTGTGCATGTGATGTTGAAAGATGATGGAGAGCTTATTATAAAAGCCTTATCCAAGGATAAGTCCGTGCTTTTAAATGATTTCATTATATACATCAACAATAATGGGAGTATAGACGAAGAGGACTATGATCTATTATTAACTAAATAATTGATAGTACAAATGGACAAATCAAACAAAATAGAGAATCTAGCAAACAAGTATGTTGAAAGGCATATAAGAGATAGACATCTAAGCGATGATACGATAAAAGAAATAAAAATAGCTTATATTATGATTATAAAAGATTTTATAGCTATTGTCGATAAATCTACATCAATGAATGAAGATGATATAATATACGTCGTTAACAACATATCATCAATATTATATGAACCTGTAGAAATCTCTAATACCGATAAAAAAATATTGGAGATAGGGATAGCGCTAGGCCTAAAGAGCGCCATATCATGTATATTTGGTTCATTATTAAAAGATGATTGCAATATAAAAGATGAGATAATTGATATATCTAAACATATAAAAGAAAAATTAATATCAGATAATCATGGATAATAAACAACTTTATAAAATAACGTTGACAAGGGAACAGCTAATGCTGATATCCCAATGCGTGGAAGACATCAGTAGATTCGCCGCTGGCGACATGGACCTACAACATACGACAGATACGTTGATAAATGATATGGATGGAGCGGAAACGCTGGGGATAAGAAGCTTTATAATCAATAACTCACGAGCGATAAGAAGAAGACTGTTCCCTGATCTTGGGGATTATGAGCATATAGGATATGATGGGGGTAGTAAGGATAAGATAAATAGGAAGAGACTTATCGGTAACACCTACCAGATATATAGGTCGATATTACATCAGTTGGCCATTGACGAGAACTGGAATAACGTGTATAGCGGTATTACGTTACCTTCAGGTGATATGGGAACAATTAAAGTGGAGAGGGTTGATGATGAACGGGAAAGTAAGGGCGTTTAACGGGGATATGGATATGGCGATGTCCGTATTCAAGGATATGGTAGGGAAGGTAAGATTTGTTTTTGCCGACCCTCCTTATAAGATAACCCAGGCAAGATACGACAAGGAGGGATTTGATTATAAGGCGATGTGGGAGGTAATCCAAAAAATGCTGTGTCCGTACGGGGTGGTAGCCGTCACCTGTTCCCTCACGGCGGCGGTCGAGATCATGAGGGTCGCCCCAGCGGGATGGTACCGGTACGACCTTGTTTGGCATAAGACTACCCCTACCGGTTTTCTTAACGCCAAGAAAGCTCCATTAAGAAATCATGAGTTGATACTTATCTTCTCACCTATGCCACTTGGGAAGCATACATATAATCCCCAAAAGACTTATGGTCATGTCAGGAAAGTATCCAAGGCCTCTAGTAAAGCAGGGTGCAAGGAAACGGAATTATACGGCAAGACCGGTCTCACTACATACGATAGCACGGAGAGATACCCGCTATCGGTCATGACGTTCAAGACAGACAGGCAAAAATCAGCCGTCCATCCCAACCAGAAGCCGGTGGAGTTATTAAGATACCTGATACGGGCATACACGAATCCGGGAGATACGGTAATGGATCCGGTAGCCGGGAGCGGAACGACAGGGATAGCGGCTTGCGAGAAGGGAAGGGACTCCCTGCTTGTGGAGATAGACCGTCAATTCTTTGATGAGATGATAAACAGATTTAATAACAATAACATTAAAATAGATAGAATATGAATAAGATTGAAGAACTGGAAAATAAGTTGAAGGAAGAAAAAAACAAGATGCAGGCTAATCTAAAAGAGAACTATAAATGGGTCGTTGGGAAATACGTCAAATTCGATGAATATTCTATAATGAGAATAGATAATCTACGTTATATTCCTATAAATACCGTAGAAGATTATTATAAAAATGAGCTAGATCCAAATGAAGCTATTTACGTAGATGGTCCTGTGGCTCATTATAATGTAGAGGACAATTATTATTCTTTAGCAAAACATAAAAACATACAGATAAAGATAAGAAATATAATAGAGCCTGATGGTGAATTTGAGAATCTGGTAGAACGGTTGTTTAATGAGGCAAAAAAGAACTTACTATGAGCTTGTTTGTATGCGCTAAATGCGGCTGTATCGATAATACCGCTACGTCTAGTTACTGGATGTTGACAAACGAGTATATGGTGGACAAATTCGAGTATGCCAAGGAGCTACAGCCGTACAAGGGCATGGGGCTGTGCAGCGAATGTGGGAGGCTGGCTACCAGCCCCGACGGCCGTGATGTCGTGGTGTCCGGAAAATGGCACGGGAAGTTCCCGAAGAAGAAAGCTACCGAAGAGCAGATGAAGAAAGTAGGATACAAAAATTTAATAAGATAAATAAAGAGAATATGGCAATAATAGGAATAGATTTCGATGGGACATGCGTGACAGACTTATTCCCTTATGTAGGAGACAATATCGGAGCCGCTAGCGTATTGAGGAAACTAGCTGATAAGAATCTTCTGATATTATATACGGTAAGAGATGGTAAATATCTACAGGATGCCGTGGACTGGTTTAAATATAATCATATCAATCTGTATTCGGTAAACTACAATCCTGAGCCAGTATCATCATCACCAAAATTGTATTGTGATTATTATATAGATGATAGGAATATCGGCACTCCACTTACGGATAAAGGATATGTTGATTGGAATAAGATGTTGGTGCTATTAAGGCAAAAGAACTTATTATGAAAATAATAAAAATGAATATCAAAAGATATAAGGAGATTATAAGAAAAAAGGATATACTAACACGAGCCTTATCAGAGGCTCGTAAATTAAACAAATCAATAATATGGGAATGAAATATCATACTAGAGCGGAGATCGAATGCACCCCGGAAGAATGTAAGCTAATTGACTCATTAAATAGATTAGCGAAGAAATGGGAAAAGGACGGCAAACGTCTTTGGTTGTATTCCGCTAGTGGAGTTCTTACCGTTATGATGCATGGTGATAGGGAAGATAATCCTATACCTGAGATGCTTCCTAACGCAGGTACAAATCCAGATAATATTATAACTACAATCTCAGGAATAGGTAATGATGGAGGAGATTGGTAAGCAAATTATAATTTATGAAAATAGGAGAACAGACAATAGTATTTTTAGCCGTGAACAAAAACGGTGACGAGGTTATTCTTAACAACGCCCCCGCTCGGCAAGGAGAGATATGGACGGACGAGAGGTCAGCGCACGACGAGGAATATTTCTCTGTCGAGGATCACAATTCGGCGATCGTACTTCCAAGAGGTACAATCTATAAGTTAGCAGGTAGGCACCTGACGTGGGAGGATGACCCTATATCTCTTAAATCCGTCATTGAGGAACTTCCTCATGAACTTCGCAAAATGAATATGATTAAACATAAGGTCTGATAACAGTAGAAGGATAGGGTGACAATCTCCTATCCTTCTATTATTATATAAATCCATTTTTGGATTACATTAAGCATCAATAGTATAACTATTTATTTATACTCATCTTTCTTTCCTTGTTATCAAACATTCCATGCAAAACTAAGTTATCATACATACAATTGTTGATCTTCCCTCAGTAAGGTTTTTACCATTTTGGGTAAAAACTTTATAATAAATATCTTTAGTGAACCTATTATCACCAGTAAACGCTCTAATAGCCTTGCCTTTATCAGAATGATTGCAGTGAGGGGCATCATATCGTGAACCTACCATATTTCTCAAAAACGCTCCTTTTCTTTCTTGACAATTCTTCCAGTTTAACAAATCCCTTTAATGTTATCATGACAGTCACGGCCTTAGCCTCCCAATATTCATCACCGGGATCAGATCCATGTGTAACTAATCCAGAATTACGAGCGGACTGATACGCTTCTATCCTACCTCTCTCGTTCCTAAAAACGTATTTCAATTCCTGTAATAACGGATACATGTTCTTAATTCCGATATAATAGCCAAATTGCTCAAAATACTTTGATGATTCACGGATAAGGACACCTTCTCTTGGAATAGACCTTTTAAACATATCAATTACCGGTTCATTCTCCTTTATAGTATCTATAGCTGTATTTAATTCAGCTTGAACCATCCTCTTTTCTTTCTCAATCTTTTCCTTAGCCTCCAAAGCTAATCTAACTTCCTTCTCAGCTTTCATCCTAGCCTCATACTCATCGGCCCATGCTCTTGCCGCTTCTGGAGGATTATTAAAATTTGGCAACTTTACCAAGCCTGTAGTAAGAAGTTCCTTTATTTTAGAATTACACCAAACCTTAAATTTAACATCAAGCCATTGGGCGAAATCTATAGCCACATCCTCATATAACCATGTTCCTCCTCCGTTTTCAGAGCTTCCTCTCATTTTTATAACTAATTGATCCTCAGATATGTGTGCATGGCTCACAATTGTACTAACTAATTCATTTACATATATTTGCCTTAAATAGTCAACAGGTCTCTTATTATACGGTCTAGCCATATCAGTGGCATTAATAAGAATACCATAACTGGTCTTGATAAAAGCTACATTATTCCCATTGTAATTAAAAATAGTAGACAATCCCATTTCGTTGGATTCGGACGTCAAAATTTCACTACTGTTCTTCGTGGAATCATGAAAAAGATCTACATTTGTATTCATGAATAGAATATTTATTCCCATCCGTCCGGGATGGATAGATGGGAATACAAAAATAGCCAATATGATTGTTTTAAGCAATCTACTGGCTATTTTTTTTCGTCATACTATATCAGTTATCTTCCCCTGTCAAAGTACCAATTAGCGTCCTCACCGGACTCGTCCTTATCCCTGCCTCCTAAGAAGAATCCCATCGTCATGCCGTTGGTCATCAACCAGTAGTCGGATGTCTGCTTAATATCCCTAGCCGTCTTGATATTATACCATTGCTTACCAAATGAGAACTTCATGAGCTGCCTCCATAGCTTACTCTCGCCCTTATACACGCCGGTCTGGACGGTAGCGAACGGATCCCAGTTCCGAGGATCGGTGAGATCACCTAGCTTCCGGGCCGTGACCAGCGGGTCTTGTAACATATCTATAGCGTTAAGCTCCATGAACGGGGATGTCTGGGAAGCGATCTCATTGATCGTCCTGAATCCTATATAGGTAATGAACTGCCCGAACCAACTATCTTCATTATCCTCCCTGTATCCCATCAACGCCCGTCCTATGGCTATCATGGTAGCGAATACCGCCATATTAACAATAGATCTCTTAATATTAGTCTGTTCATAAGGATTAAGCTTATTATACTCCTCCTTCATCACATCATATATCTCTCCCATCCTTCCTTCGGACATAGTATTGTAAACATCCCCGGCCAGTCTCCATAATGTCCTCATATATCCTTCCTCGAACTGGTTGGTCTGGAAATTGAAACCGGCTTTCTTATACGCCCGCTGCACGGCCAATATAAACCATCCACGATGAGGCAGCACCATATTAAGGATAGCGTTCCGGCTAGCCCCCACCCGGTTCTGCTCGTTCAAGGCGCCGTCGCAGATCTGTACCATACTTCTGACCCTACTAGATAATGTAGGTATGTATCGGTCTATAATATCCTTGTTAGCCTCGTTCTTAGCCACGATCTTTCCATCCTTGACGTCTACCATGTTCCACATAGAATAATCCCTTAAACGCTCCCAATCGCGTTTAGCCTCGTTAGCGGACATATTCCTGTCCTTCATCATCATCTCCTTGAAATTGGAGTATGACCAGAACTGACCCTCGTATAGGCGGGTATCATCCATGACCGAGATAATAACCTGCGGATCCAACGGGGAGTTAAGAACCTCCATCATCTTAAACGGCAGGTCCCGGAATAAGGTTCTCCAGATCTTGTTGTACGCCGCCGATCGTACACGGTTGCGGACATTAAACACACCTAGGGCCTCTCCAACGACATATAGCTTGTTGGTACGGTTTATGTCCCCGATCTCAGACACGTACGTACTCAACTGCTTCTGGGCTTCCCCATAGGCGTATTTCATGGAATCCTTGCTTATATACTGCCCCACCATACCCTCCAAAAGGAAGTTGGCCTGCCCGGTAAGGGCGCCGGTAGCCGCGACGAACGGGGAGAAGCCCAAGTTGGATTTGGATACGAACTTAGTAAACATAAGAGCTAGCTTATTAAGGTCCACCTTATAGCTTCCTACGTTCCATTCTATACGTTTGTTATTTATCCTGACATCATAGATACTGGCGTTAACCCAATCTTGAAACATCCTATAGGCATGCGTTGCCTCTGGGTTCTTACCGCCGTCGTATTGTGTCTCCAGCATCATGTTCCTGTATCCCATGACATCATCCAAAGCCGCTCTCTTATGCTTGTAAGCGGCTGCTTGTAAGGATAACATGGAATAGGAGTACGCGAAATCATGAGATACGTCATCGGCATTCTCTAGCTTACTCAGATAGTACTTGGGGATCATGCGATATTTGTTATCGTTCTCATCAAGCTCTCCTAGGTCTTGCCCTTGACCGTGTATAGGGTCATCCACCCTCTCGCCAACAATATCACGCACGGCGTTGCCGATGGCCGCCTTCGGGTCAACCCCGGCCTGCACCATCCTCTCCACGCCGCCCTTGGATATTTGTGGTATCTGGTAGATGTTCCTGAACCGCTCGTCATAATCCTCCATAGCCTTACGGCTTATGTTAAGCAGCTCCTTCCTCATCTCCCACTTATCCTTATTGATCGTAGCTTCCTCCCCCTCGTTGGTAATACCGTATTTCTTGAAAAAAGCCTCGTTCTTGTACTTATCGAACCTAGGCGTATGATATCCATAACCCAGATCGGGATTATAATTAGGATTACGGAAAGAACTCTCGGCATCGGCCTCTTCTAGCCACTGGTTATTGATCGATAAGTCAATCATATTAATATCGAACCCGAAACGGGATACGCTCTCTTCCTTTGATATACCATTTTCCATGGCATCAAAGAACTCGGATACCTTATACGTACCGTTATTTATCTTCCTGACGAAGCCAGAATACCCCTTGGGAGAGTATTTTCTCATATAAGGATATAGCCGAGTTCTGGCGTACTCGATAAGTATACTATTAGCCTTACCCATAGCTATATCATTAGCCAGCTTATTGTTGAAGTCAGGACCGTACTTCTTTCTAAAGAACGCCACCTCCACGGTTGTCCATGACGGGTTCTTCCGGGATAGCTTGGAGGCCATCCGCTCCACTTGGCTGCGGGAGCGGGCGGACATATGCTCCTTGGCGAACTTAATCTCATCCATACCCTTGTCGTATGTCACGGCATCCCTTAACGCATTACGGTAGGAATCTGTAACGCCACTCTCCACCGTATCGGGCATATTCATCTCAATATCCTCAGCGGAAGCGGCGGCGTTAATAACACTCTTGGCCTCGGCCAGACGGTCGTATAGCTCGTTTATCTTCCTTAATGACGATGACCCACGAAGACGATCGAAATCATACTCGCCATATCTGGTACTGTCCCGGTACTGAATAAGCAAAGGTCTTAACTGATCGTTGATCTCATTTATTGTTGCCATCGCCTCCTCTACCTTCTCTATCCTTGATGATGATACAGATTGCTCCGTGATCTTATCAACCAGATTCTCGTAATAATCACCCTCCTCGGATCCCCACATATCCTTAGAGAAACCAAGATGACCGCCAGCCAGCAGGAACTCGAACGCCGCCTTACCGCCCTCTGACCGCTCTATCCCGTGAAGTATCTCCTTGAATTCCGCGGAAGCCTTACGACCCTCGTTGGTATTCCCGAACTCCTCGGCCCATGCCTCGTCCCATGCCTTGATCTCCTCGGACATCATCAGAGCCTCTGATCCCTCTTCCTTTGGTGTCCCATCGGAATACCACTCGCTCTTAGCTATAGCCCTGTCACGTAAAATATCCAGATAAGATCTCCAAGCTATAGGATCGGATTGAAACGCCTTCCAATCGACCTTCCCGTTCCTCACGAACTTATCCATAGCCACATACCTGCTCCTGCGGATACGGGTCATGAAATCGGACGTGGCTTGCGATACCCTACGACCCAGTCTTTCCTCGACCTTCTTATTGACTTTCTCGATCTTATCGTAATAAGCCTGCACCATAGGCTTCTCACGATTCTCATCCAACCACCTATTTATCGCATCGAGATATCGTTGCTGATCCTCGAATGTCATGGCCGAGATATCAAAATTCTGGATACTTGGCTTGAATATATGATTGACCTCCTTTGTAATAGGTTTATCACCATCATACCCTACGATATCATCACGAGTCTTGACCTTAAGCCCCTTATCAGATAAAAACATGTCGATAAGCTGCTTCTCGGTCTTACCAGTAACCTTTTTAAGATCATATATATCAATAATAGCTTTCGCCTGCTCTGTCCGATACAGTAAATCGTATTTGGCGAAATCACGGGACGAATCAAGGTAATCAGAGTTCTTACCGTTTATCTTCTGTATAAGATCCTCATTATCCTTTATCCCCCATCCACGCTCTTTCATCATCTTCGTCATCTTATTGATATTAGCCACGCCCTCAACATGAGCGTCGTTATAAGCCTTGGCAAGACGTTGCCCTAACATGCCTAAGATAGCGTTCCCGCTATGTTCTAACGTCCCGAAAAACCGGGACATGACATTGATATCCTTATGGATGTTATTTATCAACTTCTTTATCCCATTCCAATATCTTTCCGGGATATTAAACATCCGAAGCTGTCCATCCAGCCAGTCCTCATTACGATCACTTCGAAGGGCGTTTATATCGGACATGGATGTCTCAGCCATACGTAATATATCATCCATATCCTCTACCATACCAACCTTGTTGTTGCCATAATAATCCGACGCCTGATTATTGACGAATCCACGAAGATTCCTAATTAACGGTACTATCTCCCCATATACGTTATCGATAACCTGTATCGTCTCATAATCCAATCCCTTGTCGCTCTTACGCAAGCTACTGGCAACAGTGACCAAATACTCCACCTCAGCCTTGGCGGTCGCTATGACACTCTTGGTGGATAACAGGTTGTTGTTTTTATTAAGCTCACCCCCGACTTGTCTCACCTTCTCGCCTATATCACGAAGAAGGGAGATACTCTCACCGATCCTCTGGCTTTGGCTTGATCTCATCCTCTGCAATCTGGTGTATAGCCTTTCCAATGACCTACCGTTCTTGATCAACTTATTAGCCACGTCAACGTCCGATAACGAGTACATGAGATGATCGCTATCCTTTAGCAGAAGCACGTCAAAGGCGCTTGGATCATCAGCTAACGCCGACTCCTTTATCCTGTCAAGTACCTTATTTAAATCCGATCTTTGGCTGGAGAAGAAATTACGTATAGCTCGTACCATCCTGCCAAACAATGAGAGCTGGGCGTCCTCGGACGAGGTCAGATCCTCTACCGCCTGCTCCATGCCCGGAACGAACCGCTGGGCCAACGTCTTACCTAGGATCTCCCGCTTCACCATCCGATCCAGCTCCTCTCCTTGGTATTCCTCCCCATACACCTCATAGTAACGACCAGCGAACTGATTCCATAACGACGTGCCGACAATAGAATCCAGCACCTCGTCAATCTCCTGTTGGTTACGATAAGTATCGACCAAGAAATGAGCCACCTCCTCATTGAGATCCTCTACCGTAGCCCCCTCAGCCAAGGCGATAACCCCATTGGCCATGTCAGATAAGGCCCTAGCCGAAGGATCCACGCCATTACGCATCTTATACTTATCCATATACTCAGACATACCCATCACACGGATACCTAACGTGGATAAGATATTGGTGATATCAGTCCTATTCTGGAGATCCTCCGCCTTCTCGTTCTCGATAACCCCACGGACATTGCTTCCGTACAAAGCGTTATCCTCCATCATCAACGACAAGGCTAGCTCCATGAATCCATCATACTTGTTATTAAGCTCCTCAAACTTACCTTGCCTTAACATACCCTTGATCTCCGATCTGCTTACCGTAACCTTCTCCCCGGACGTAGTGATAAGATCAAGATCATTACTTACCTCCGTATCAAAACCTATAGAACCCAATACGTTCATTTCGGAGGACTGACTTCCAAATCTATTTCTAAGACTAGAGAAGGCATCCATAGCGTTATAGATCTTAAGACCATCAGAATTGCCGGCTCCAGTAAGATAATATCTATCCCCTAGCCTTATACGTTCCCCACTCAACATACCTTTCTTGATAAGGTAATTAACAAACCCTCCACGAGTGCTTACATCTGAGTTTGAGCTAATACCAAGGACCGGGATGAATGACCCACTGTTATTAAGGGTTATGGAGGAAGAGCCAAAGGAGATATCAGCCGTACCGGACGGGACGTCGCTCTCCTCGACACTGCCGGCCAAGAACCCGGCCTCGACCCGCCCACCGGACGATCCTTTTATGGCGTTGGCGTAAGATTCGTGTATCTTGCCGTCATCCGATCTAAAGAACAGGCGAGGCTCACCGGAATCATATACCAATCTTGAAGATGGAGGAGTATAATTCTCAATATTATTTAACGGCAAGACATTGCCAGAAAATATGATCTCCCCGTCTATACTTCCGCCTTTCACCCTAATATTAGGTCGTTGCCCGGTAAAAGCGCTTTCCACGGCCTTCCATAACATATGGGCTGTCTCCTTAATGTCTATATTCTCCCTGATAGCCCTTATATCATCCCATGACGCCTCTTTCAGTATCGTGTCGCCAATATTATCCTCATTTATGGAATCCAAATCCACCTCCTGTACCGTGGATGTATCTACCACCGCCATATCACTGACCTCACCTACCTCTCCGGAAGTAAGATAAGCCACGACATTGTCGCTATTCCCAAGGCTTCTGGCCAACGCCGGGGCGTCCATATCACTTATGGCAGACAAGACCTTGGCTGACATAAGTTGTCCCCACTCGCTAGCGTTAAGTCTGGCACTTATGGATCTGGCGGCCTCCTTATTCCTTGGTACGGACTTCGTCCAGTCACCGAACTTAGACCTAAACTTATCGTTATAAATAGTCATATAAGCTTCAGCGGCCTTATTAAGGTCACTTACGGCGGCTATACCCGCTATCTTATCAAACAAGGTGGATACCTCTCCGGAAGGGGTCAAGACACGGGTTATCTTACCCTTACTATTTCTTTTAATTACACAACTTGACATAACTTCATGTTTTTGACAAAGATAAACAAAAAGCCCCCACAAATAAGCGGAGGCTGATATTCTTGTGTTCCTTATATAATTTATGGCTTAATCCGTATTCTTACTATTGATGAACTCACTAACGCAATCACCAGCAAAGCCGGCTATATATGCTGCGTGTTCATCCTCTCCAACCTTAAAACCAAGAGACATATTGCAAAACTGACATACGCTCATTGCTATATGGAATGACTCGTGACATATATTTCTCATTATTAAATCATCGTCGCTCGAAAAATTCCAAAGTATGGCGAATTTATCGTCATCATACCTATCCCTTACCAAATTTGCGAAAGACGCCTCCTTGTCCATATCATCCTCATCTCCCCATTTCCCCTCGTGTTCAGGCTCCATATTTTCGAAACGATCACACAATGTCTTATAATCCAACCCAACCGTGATAATCAACTTCAACGGATATATCACTAAATCAAACTCAATCTCTCTCATAATTTCTTTAATTTTTCCACAACCTCAAAACACATCTTACACTCAATCCTACGATACAACTGCCTTACGCCATCTATCGTAGTCCAATAACGACCACCCTCTCGGTGCAGGAACTCGCTCATGACCTTAGTGTCAGCCACATCATGTAGGTCGTATGAGTCAAAACATAACTTACATATATCGTCAAGATCAAAATAAGTAACCTTATTATACGATATACAACGGATTTGTCTCCCATCAGGAATCTGAACATCGAAAACATTTAGCTCTTCCATTTTTTTCAATCAATTACAATTTCCTCAATAATAGAAATAGGAACATTCACGCATACTCCTATGGTTTTCAACCCACATCCGTTACGTCTATTCTCCTGAATCTGCTCCTCTGATAAAGGGGTCTCGATACTACAATACTTTGTAGTATTTTCTTCATAATCATTCTCATCCTCCTTATAAGGTCTATAAAGAACGATATCTCCAGCCTTAGCAGCTAACATAACAATACCATGAACGTCTTTTTTGATCATGCCGATTTTACCTTCATAACCATGATTCTTGATCAGATTAATGTGTTTTCTTATATCCATATACATAAAAATATGGGATACATATCCCATCACAGACCTGTATCCCCTTATAATAAATTAGCGACGAAAAGCATGGTGATGGACATGCGCCACAAATGTAATTACATTTTTTGTAAAAACAAACAATTGTAATATTTAAATGTCACGAATAAGCCTTACACTATAAGCGTCACCTTTATACGCTCTGCTTGCAATACCGCTATCGGTATATATCCTCCATCCATATCCACTGCTATTCTCCGAACTAGACCAATACCTGCCATTAGCGTCAAGCTGTTCTCCACCAATAGCGGATAGTGCGTTATTTACACTCGTCAAATTCATCCATATTAACGCAAGTTGTGGTAATGATGGAATATACCAATCATCAAAACCCTTAGCGTCAGGACTAGCTAAAAATGTGTTAAGCAAATACCCCATTGTGGGATAATAAACTTGTAAAATACCGGAGTCAATCACGCCCTTTAGCACTTCAGAATTAGATTTCCCTTCCCAGTCTGATAATGCTCCCGATGTCCATAAATTAATATCAGGAGAGAGTTTGGGATTCTGATAGTATTTACATGATTCTGATCTTAGGCAACCGCTTTCATTACTGCCATCCACATTTATATAACTTGTAATGCCAGCCTGATCGATACCATTTCCACCCCAATAAAAATATTTATTATTACCATCTGACCATGAGTTTTTTATAGCTTTCATTAGATGTCTCATTCTTTTCAATCATGAATTTTTTACCTTGATCATCCAATACAATCCCTATACAGTCTAATGATGGGATATCTGTTACACCTCCGTCAGGTTTAACATAAGATATTATACCTTTATCCATGCATGCACATGGGGCATTGCTCTTCAACACCCCATACACCCGGTTGTCGCTAGTCAACCATCGTTTGCCGTCACTGGTCACATAAGCCTGACGACATCCTTCTTGGTTTACGGTAAGCGTCTTCTTAACACCTTTAGATGTTGTTATCTCTAACTCAAGAGTTCGATCAAGGCCTTTATTCATCACCGATCCAAAGGAAACCGCCGCATCCCCACTCCCGGCTCCCGGGCTGACGGTCAGAGGCTGGTCCGTTACCTCACCTACCCCGTCCTTCCAATTAATATTCAAATCATTAGCCATAGTTGTATTATTTTTGTTCTATTGCAAAGATAGCAAAACAAATAAACCCCAACCGGCTTTAGTCGATCGGGGTCTGAGTAAGCGAAAAGAAACTGATTATCGTCCCATCATTCTCAATACAGTTCTAGCCGCAGCTTGCGCCCATGTCCAGCCGTCATTAGATGTTACGTTAACCGTCTGTTGAGTACCATTTACATCCAAGTTAATAGTCTCCTCGTCAAGCTCGATAGTAGAGTCTCCAGCGGCTTGCGTTACCGTCACGTTGGCTATCTGGCCACCAGCGGCAGTTACCTTCAATGTAGCTGTCAGTTCCTCGATCGTGACGTTGGCCGGTACGTCCGAGATCGTGATGCTCCAAACGAACTCGCCAGCGGCTCCGGGATCGTCGGCGATAATCGCTCCGTTAGCCGTAGTCTTTCCAGCCGCCGTGTAGTTAGCCGGGAGCTGTAACGTAAGCCCGTTCTCCTCAGCCGGCGTGACTGCGAACGTAAGCTTAGTACTGTTAGACTTACCGGTGATGGTAACATTACCACCTGTCTTTTGTACGGAAGCGTTAGGGCTGTCTGATCTTACCACCTCAGCAGCCGCTGCCTGATTAACTACCAACGCCTTCTTAGCCCCGCCGTTCGTGGTGACCGTAAGGTTGATAGTGCGTTGAATACGACCGGTGTGTTTATCACCGGAGAAATTAACCGCTTGATCTCCTGATCCTGATACCGGGTCTACGGTTACGAAACCGAATTTTTGTGATGCCATACTTAAATATATTTATAAATGTCCTTTTATTATGCCAAAAATAACTTATATAATGTTAGCCATAAAATATGGGGGGGGGGTAGATCGCACTACGGCTACACCCGCTCCACGTACAGACCTATTAAATCCTGTAGATTATGGCTGAGAGGAGTTCCGCTATCCCTAGTACACTTATACACATCAGCGTTCTGAATGTAATACTTATCCTTGAATATCTCCATTGGAGGGAAATACGGGATAGGATCCCCTATAGTACCGGCATGTTCCTTATCAATAACCTTATACAAGGAAGCCGTATTTAGTCCGGGTTCCCATTCCTCCGACAGCGTATGTTGTTGGATAACCTCATAAAGGATATCCGTATCCTCCTTAACCACCCTAAGACAAAATCCGGTATCCACGGATAGCCCGAACTCCGCCCCTTCTTGTCCCCATATGGGGAATAGGACCTTAACATCCAATTTATCGTTAGAGGATAAGGATAAGTCTTTATTATTAACCACCATTCTAGAAAATTTTACAGCCACCTTCTGAGGATCAGAGGCGTCCTTCTCCTTCGCCTGTTGCTGGACGTATGCTGTGGTGACACTTATCTTGTCTGGATATCCGGATTGGACATCAATAGCCCTTACCTGCTCTACGGTAGTGGCTAGATTGATCGACTTTTGCTTGTCCCCTAACGCCGACATAAGATCATTATCATACTTATCCATCATCCCGATCAAGATCTTGCCTTCCGTTATATCGAATTCCAGACCCATGATCGTTATCTTGCCAGCTATAGCCCCATCAGACAAGGCGTTACGTCTATCATGTTCAGGAATATAGATATTCTGATCATCCAAGAAGAACTCATATAGATTTCCGGTCTCATAAGTTCTTATCTCCTCGTATTTAACTGATTTCTCCTCATTAAGAAGCCTTGACTCATCCAGCTTAGCCTCGATAATTTCCTTGACAGTAGCTTTAGGATTAGCCTCCTTGAACGCCAGTTGCTCCTCCCCAAGCTCTATCCATGGGGCGGGAATACCTTTGGAGTAATCATCATAACTATAGCCCTTGGCGTAATTATCGTCAAGAGGCTCATCTTGAACCAACATCTTGGGATATATCTCCCTGTTTATATATGTAAAACTCATAGCTTATTAATCTTGTTCTTTAACGGCGATGCTATACTTGCCTGAAGCGTAACACCAGATATTTATCTCGAAAGGCTTGTTAGCCGTAGTGGTTATAGAAGTTCCGCTCATGCTGACATAATCCCCGGAATTAGGTATCGCTTGGGTGAAAGCCGCTGAGGGGACACACCTGATCATCAGCTCCTCCCCTACCTGCATCCCTGACTGCACGGATAGGGTGGTAGCGGCTGATAACGTAGCCGTGATACTTCTCTTGCTAATAGGCAGGTGAGCTAATGTCGTGACCGTATTAACTCCTATAAGCCTGTTCATGGTCTTCTTGTCAGCCGCCGCCATCAACCCGTTAGTAGACTCGTTGGCTACGGCGTATGTCGTGTTAGGAGGTGTAGCCCAAGTGCCATCTCCACGCATGAAACTGGATGTGCTTCCATTAAGCTGTCTCAATAAGCCGTTAGCTGTAGTAGAGGCTAATCCGTATGTGGTATTGGTAGGCACTACCCACGTTCCATCACCACGAAGAAAAGATGCCTGCCGGCCAGCGGCTGGGGCCGGTACCAATCCCGCAGCACCAGCCGCCGAGGTCGTAGCCGCCTTCATATTGGCGTAGGTAGTATTCGTATCCTTATAATAGGGGATACCACCGACAATAGGACAAGCCGTATATCCAGAGGCGTTTGTCACGGTACTGCCGTTCTTGACCAATCCTGTGGACCCGTTAGCTCCTACAACACCATACGTTGTATTAGTATCCGTCCAAGGCACGTTAACATACATCTTACCACTACTATCCAGCTCTACCGGATAATTCTTACCGTTCTCAGTATATCCGATCATCACCAATCCTAATGTCGTGGTATTGGCCTTGGCGTATGTGGTATTTGTCGGAACCACCCACGTACCATCGCCACGAAGGAAAGAGGTTTGCTTGCCGGCAGTCGGAGCGGGTACCAATCCCGCCGATCCTGCGGCTGAGGACGTCGCTCCACCCATGTTGCTATATGTGGTATTAGGAGGGGTTTGCCATGTCCCGTCACCACGAAGATACTTGGCTTGCGCTCCGGCGGCAGGTGCGGGGACCAAGCCGGCCTTTCCCGACGCTGAGGCAGAAGCGGCTCCCATATTGGTGTATGTCGTGTTGGTATCCGTCCACGGAACATTCACATACATCTTACCATTTCCGTCAAGAGCTACCGGATAATTCTTCCCATTAGCTGAGTACCCGATCTTAACCAATCCTAAGGTGTCGGCCGTGGCTTCATTATACGTTGTGTTATTATCCGTCCATGGAACGTTGACGTAAGCGTTTCCGGACGAATCCAGTTGCACCTTATAGTTCTTCCCGGAAGTCGTATATCCCACCTTAATACCGCCAAGAACGGTAGCGGAGGACGTGGGAGGTGTGAAGGTACTTGGTTTGCCCGTAACCCCTGACCAAGGCACGGAGGAAGCCTGACTGGCCGTGTAAGGCTCATACCCATCCTCACTGTTTAATTTAGACTCGTCTTTTATCAGATACATCTTACCTGTAGACGTGACCTTTACCGTATCACCACTTTGAACCGTAGCGGTGGTAAGGGCGAATCTAGCCGTATCATTAGCTACCACGACCAATCTCTCCAAAGCCGCCTTAGGTAACCTATCTATGCTGATGGTTCCGGACGCGATCTTAGAGGCATCAAAATTGGCCAATGTCGCGGAGATAGTTACGTTGTCTCCGAAGTCCGATGAGACACTACCGGTAACAGCCCCGGACAGCGCTATGGTCCTAGCCGCCTGTAATTTCGTGGCGGTAGGGGCATTATCCGTCTTAAGAGCATATTTGGTAAGATCAATATCATTAGCCTTATCCAAAAGCTGATCTATCTGCTTACCATTGTATTTACCTTGAAAATCTTCCATATCAAACTTATTTTTTGCTCAAATATAGTTATATACATAAATACCAAGAAATCGAGGGGGGGGGAGATACGGGTAAGTGTCAAAAACTGCCGTCCCCGTGCAGGAATCCGCTACGGAATATAATAGCCTTGTCTTTAAGTTTCTGGACAGATTCCCATTCCCATTCACCCTCACAAGGCTTAACGACATACTTATTCCCCCATGTCTTAAACTTCCTCTCTATAACAAACATCTCTGGGTCTTTTAAGACATGGAAGATACTTCCAACAGGGAAATACTTATCAGTTCTCAATATAACTCGATGATGTCTCTCGTCATATTCAGGATCGCCTACGATACGTGCCTTATAAAACTGGAAATCATTTAACGTCTGATCCACTGGCTCTATCCAATAATACCCCTTACCCATTGCAGTTTGTATTTAATTATCTATATTTGCGGTGTAGTAACTCATAATGTTTTAAGTGATTTTCAACCAAAGGGGAAGGGTGTCCGTGAGGATGCCTTTTTTCATTCCCGCCCACCCTTCCTATGAACAAAAGAACTACCTCGAACAAATGTAATCATAATAAGGCTACGATCAAAAAGAAACCCTATCGGTATTCTATTGCCGACAGGGTTCTCCAACGTTGTATCAAACCTAAATCATATCACTCCATTTGATTGTGTCACCGACGAAGCACCGCACCGCCAGATACCTTACGAACGCCGTCCCTTCCGGGGCGTCAGGGTCTTCCAGATAAGCCAAGACAGCCTTGACTATTTTCTGGTCGCAATCCAATACCTTAGGAAAGTAGTCGCTATAGAACATAGCGAACAGGTATTGGATATCTCCCCAAGTGGCGTTATCAGGTTTCTTGGCCCCGCATTTATCGAACATCTGCTTAGCGTCCTCCATCGTCCATCTTCTCTTGGATCCGTCAGCGTTAAGCATCTTGTCGGCGGCTTCCCTAGCCAACTCCTTGGAAAAGTGATATCCATGGGTGTCTATGTACCGCTTATAATCCGGGTCATCAGCGTCTGCTCCTCAGTAGTAACGACTTCTACGACCTCTACGCATGTAAGGATCCATGCTATCGTACTCGTCACGGATCTCACGCTCGCCGAACCAGCCCTTGCGATACATCTCGTCCTCCCGCTCATGGTGCTTTTGACGTTTCTCAAGCTCCCGCTCGTTACGTTCCAGCTCCCTCTCACGTCTCTCAAGATTACGCTCACGACGCTCCAGCTCCTCCATCATCCCGTCACGATCCTTGCCATAATGGTCATATACCCCGCCATCATAACCCATGTACGTGCCGTCAGAACGACGGGAGCGTCCTCTACCGCCTCTTCGATCATAGATCTCATCATCATATTCCTCTTGGCCATTGCCTAAATCTATAACTCTCATATTAACCTAATTTTTTAATTAACAACTCTTTTAACTCATCGAAAGAAGACCCCATCCTATCGACCTTCTCCTCAAGATTCTTAATCTTTCGGTCTTGATCCTTAGTCTGCTTAAAAGTGGGATTGATATCTTCCAAGATACTGTCGCATGCCTCTATGATCTCCTTATTCTTATCCACGCTATTCACGATATCCGTACTGGTTCGTTTCATGGCGTTCAGGTGGTTCATTATCGGATCCACGGAGCAGGCTAGCGTAATGCCGTTGGCCATAGCCACGTTCTGATTCTCTGGAACTACGTATGTCATAGACTTCCCGTCCACCTCTATAGTAAGGTCCATAACCCGATCTTGCAGCTGCTGGTACTGACCTAGCTGGGATTGGGCGAACCTAGGTTCCGAGACGTTAACCACCGTACCCATAAAGAATTTAGGAACCCCTGAGGTATCCAACGTATAAACCTGATATCCTTTCTTTAAATCCTTAAACATAATAACGATCTTTTTTAATGGGAGGGAGGTTACCCTCCCTATTCTTTCTTAGTAAATTCACGCGCTAGGGGCCATAGCCGTATGACCTAACATCCTGAACACGCCGGTGCATTTGTTGTAATACACGAGATGCTCGGTGTAAGCCCCTACTACAGGATCACCAGATGCCACGGGAGTCGTAATATCCTGCCCTGTCATATGTGCCCCAACCTTATCCACTATAGGTGTCTTGTTGACGATAACCCCGGCGTTGGATACCGTAACAGGGGTGGTGGTGGATAAGCCGGACGGGAGGACGATCGTGGCCGGATAATCAGCCTCGGTCTCAGTTACCGGATGACGGACTTTCCATAACAATATCCCCTCTGGAGGCAGTGAGTTCCACTGACACGGATTGATGCCAAAATCAACCGTAGGTTCGGCCGCAGAAGCGTCAGATACCTTTCCAGTAGTGGCTACTACCGAGATACCTCCCCTATCAAGACGGTAGGAGGCGAATGAGCCGATCATATATCCTCTGAAATCAGCCATATTGTCCCCCTTTCTTATAATACGGCGTTAGTAGTGCCGCAAGCGCATCCACATTCGTTAGCCACCCTTACGGTAGGAGCATAGCAGCAGCCCGGGTTCTGTACGACGTAAGCCGGAATCGGAGCCTTTGGAGCTAACTGGCTAACAATGTTCTGTGTCTGTTGTTGGGTGATGGCGGAAGTAGCCAAAGCCTGTTTCTCCTCACGAAGCTGTTGGATAGTATTCTGCATCTCACGCATCTCAAGTTGACAGAACTTGTCATTGATGATCTGGGTCTGAGCGTCGATCTTAGCCGCCAATACGTTGGTATTGGAATTAGCTGACTGGATGACGTTATTGAACCCGTTCGTCAAGTTGTTCTGTAATACGTTGGTCTGTCCGGTAATAGCCAATTGATTCTCATATCCTTGACGTGTGATAGCGTTCTGGATATTGCAACCCATCGTATCCAAGGAATGTTGAACGTTATTGAAACCACTAGCCATAGCGCTTTGCAAATTGCAGCAGCAAGAGCTAATTTGGTTACCGATCTCACATCCTTGTTGCTGTACGGCGTTGATAACGGCTTGAGATGTCATACCTACCTGACCAGCCACCTTATCAATAGCGCCTTGTACATTACAAATAGCATTTTGTAATTGAGATGTAGAACAGTTAAGGGCGTTAGAAATCTGATCAATAGCGCTTCTGTTACCTTGGATAGCCTGCATCAATAGCTCACGGCCATAGTCGTTGTTCAATTGAGCCGGAAGACCGTTAGCGCAACAATCATTTCCATTACCACCAAAACCATTTCCGAAACCACGTCCGCCCCATAACCAGAATAGGACGATGATCCACAACCACCAGCCGTTAGCCCCTCCGAACTGGTCTTGGTTGTTACGACCGTTCATCAACGCAGCGACTAAATTCGGATCCATCTTATTACCACCCAAAAGGCTGGTAAACATACCCGGAATCATAGATAATAAACCATTAGCGGCGCTACCGCTCCCGGAACCCATGCCGTCTAACAGCACGATTTTGTCTCCACTTGTACCCATGTCTATTTATTTTTGAATTAATAATAACCCCACCTGATAGTGGGCGTTACAAAGTTCAAAAATTAATAATCCTAGGATCGTGATATATGTCATCATCAAAGCACGTCATGTCATGCAATTGGTATTAATAAGAACCGGTACAAGACAAAAAATCCGGAACGTATCACTACGGCCCGGATTCATGCAAATCTATAAATTCAATGTTTCAATGCTCGAAAGAAAACGTCTCACGACGTCAAAGAGAGATTAACTACACGAAAAATCTCGCATCAACTTATTTGTATTAGCAGTGTATTCATTAACTATCTTACTGGATGAGGGATTATCCTCTATCCTTGACAGGCGGTTATCGTCACTCCTTACCGTAACGTCACCCATCCTTCGTACCATGTTTTCTTGATATGATGATGGATCGGAGTATATAAGATCATCAACGAACCTGTATATCGCACCATCAACCGTCTCACCTATCTTCTCATATAAGCCGGATTGGAATGACACGAAATCATCATACCTCCCACGAGCCAAGAACGAACCGTCCGGTCTCGCCTCGACGCCGCCGTTGACCTCCCGGAGCAGACCCGGATTCCTTTGGTATAGATATCGATAAAAACCGACATCCATCATCCTGTCCTGTCTATCCAGATAGAAAAGGTTTCTCATGCTGCTGTCACTAGACTCAATAGCCACATCAAACAACAGATCTCTTACCTGACCATCCGGCAACGACATCTCTATGTTTTTTAACGTACCTCTGTCATGGTGATTCAAAGATACATTATAAAATCCATTAAAATCAAGGAAACGTAAGACATTATTATATAAATCCGATTTTTTTAACCTTTCCTTGATCTGGATCTTCCTCAACGATGTACAGGATTTGATAAAATCCCGATCCTTTCCCTGCCTAGCCTCGTATCTCCTGAACTCCCGATCAATATCGACATCATCCATCTTAGGGGTTACGGGATGCTGGTATATCAATCTGGTAAGGATCATGTTCTCAGTATTCGAGGATGAGATGTTGGACATAACTAGCTTCTTTATGTTATCCTTGATCACGTCAATATCGGATCGAGAAGCCCCGGCAGGAACCACGCCAGCCGGCAAGTACGAGGGCCGCTCTATCCCGATATCGGCCAACATCTCATAGGCCTGATCGGTGTCGGTTATCGGGGTCGTGTTATGGTATGTATTTCTACCTACATACAACATGTTCATGTCATACATATCGGAAGGAGATGTTTTCCCGGACCTTACATACACCATCCTATCACTGGTAGAATAAGTATCCTGAACCTCGTATATCGGATTCCCTTTTCCTGTTATCCTATCAAGATCGGAGATAAAGCTATCGTATACCGAATTGCCTGCCTGTATGGAAGATAACATGACATCCAGCGACGCCATAAGATCACGGATATCCTCCGGTCTGGATATAACCATCTCATCGCTGATCGCCTCGCTTATATCCACGCCCATGTCGGCAAGATCCATAGCTATATCATACAGACGTCCGGAAACGTCCTTGATGTCCTTAAAATCGTCCATATTGATCATTTCCCCAACCTTATCCCTTAGACCTTTCATGTCCTTAGGCATACTGATATATGGTGTGGTATTGTAATAGTGTGAGTCGGTAATCGTATTTCCGTCCTGACTCCGAACCTCCATACGGGTCATATTACGATACATGTCATACATCCGATCGGCGTAATCCTGATCCTCCTGATACCGGAGCGCCAAGGAAGGGTAGGGGACTGAGGCGAAAGCCTGATCGAACTCCCGGCGGTCGCTGATACCGCCTACCGCCCTCATGATCGTATCCCTTACCTCCATTGGATTCAAGACCCTTCTCTTTCCCAATGAATCATACGCATCCTCATATATCATATAATCATCACCAAGGCCTGATTCGGAGGACAGGAAATACATATCCTTCTCATTAAGATCCCCGTCAGACATAAAATCGACAATCCTCCTCATCATATCCCTTACCCGCTCATACACTGATCTGTTGGTCATGATATTATCAATCTCATCGGCGTCATACATCCCAGACCTCTCAAGATTGTACCTATTGAGAAATATATCACCGCCGGAAAGGAAGTTGGATACGATCATATCATTAAGATCATTGATATTATCAACGCCCAAGGAAGTAAGGGTGTTATTAATATCCTTAACCTCATCGGACATGAAATTACCGGCGAAATAGCTCTTTCGCTTGATAAATGACATAACATCATCATACCTAGGTTCCCCGTTACTATCTAGGTCATATTCTGATGGCATGGACATCCAATCGCCAAAGAAAGACACGAAGTCAGGGGAGTAGGCCGTACCCCAGACCGATAAGGCCTGCTTCTGGTCGCCAAGCACCTCCATCGCCCTTTGGTATAATCCAGATGGTTGGTTGTTAGGGGCAAGGACATTATCTACCCCACCCTCCTTATTTTTTATAACATAACAAGATCGTCCCATTACTAAATCGTTTTGTCACAAAGATACAAAATCCCGCCTACTCTCACGAGCGGGCGGGAGCCAAATAACAATAATAACAAACCTTATGTTTCTCCGAAAAGTACAAATCTTTTTGCCGATCCTCACGGACAAACAAAAACTAAATCCTAAATAACAAAAAAAATGAAACTTATCGTTTAGCGAAAATATCTTTATCTGATCTACTCAGAACCCTGCCTTTCAATTCCAAGAACCTAGGCATCCATTCCTTAGATATCTTAGACACGATCCATTGAAATCCCTTAGGAGTCACATAGACAGTGTTAGTACCGTAGAACTCATCATCATCACGATACCTGTAACGAGCGTAACCACGATCTATCATCCTTTGGGAAAGCAACCACCTCTTACCGGTTTTGGCGAAGAACTTATTATCCTCAAGCAATATCCGAAGATTCTTCTCCGCTATATCATACCCATGAGCCTCTAGCTTTTCCCGAACCTCTCTGATCAACATATCTGTCTCTTGGGCTATTTCGGCTGTCTTAGCAAAATCAACCATAGGAGCCTGTTCTTTGATAATATTATCAGATATCCTTTTGGCTTCCTCTGCCGCTTTCTTCGCCTCAGCTAACGCACGCTTCTCCTTTTCCGATTTAAGCAAAGCCTCTAATGCCTCTATATAATCAGATGGAAGTTCATTCTTTGATGGCATAGAATAGGAGCCTGTTTTTCTAATAGAAGGAAGAACCTCCGATGTTACCTATCTTTTGAATTTCTTGGCAGATTCCATCTTAGATGACATAATCAAAGAATACATCCCTGATTCATTGATTAATTTAATCTCCCTAACAGCCTGATTTATAAGGGGGTTTATTTTAAACCCCATTGATTTACAATCACTTGTAAGAATGATAGAATCCTCATCATCAACAAACCTTTTTACAGCGTTCCCTAAGTTTTCATAACCAAGACATCTGGCTATGTCATTACCAACAAACCATGGATTGTTTTTCTCGTCTAATAATACTCTTACATCCCCAAAATCAGGATTCTCAAACAATTTTAAATTATCATCCATAATATAAAACAACGAGAGCCACCAGCGTCCGTTACTCCACTGATAGCTCTCATTTATCGCCTACGCCTAAGCGATATTAATATCTTCTTCTGGTCTAGCAACGGATAGACACCGCAAATATAGACACTTATTTTAAAACAACAAACAAATAGGAGATATTTTTACAAAAAATGTAATCAACCGTATTCCTCTGTTATGTATAAAGCATAATCATACCTATCCTCTATCATCATCACCACCTTCTTGATATCAGATAAGGTTAGTTTCTTTATCTCCATATTCCTACTATCCATCCTGACGAAAGAATCCTTGAACTCCTGCTCGGTTATAGCCTCCAACCTAAATAGATTGTATTTTATAAGCAACTGGCTTACGTCAAATATCAGGATATTAAGATCAATATCATCCTTCAACTCGCCAAGAAGATCACGCATCATGACTTTGATAGCATCGGTATCAAGTTCCAGTTTCTCGGCTTCCTTCATCAACTTCTTGATAATACCATTGTGCTCGATTATGATATTAGCGTTATCGTCATCGGTAGGCAGAAGTACATCCATCGTACATTTTATACCAACCTTATCACTAAGCCTTTTATTGAACTCAGTCATATAGTCAAAAGCCTGATCCCTGCTTAAGGCGTATGTATGATCAAGCAACTGCTTTTGTCTGACATCGACAAAATAGTTACTGGTGTATAACATCATCAAGACCTTTACTCGCTGGATGCGTAGGTCTTGCATAATTTTCCGGTGTAAAAAAGCATCTAATTGCATAATATAAAGAGTCCCCACCGGGGCCATCACACACCCGACAGGGACCAACTTTTAAATATCTTACTCGTCAGGTGATGGACTGACACCGCAAAGATAAGACGAATAAATTTACCTAGCAAGGATTTTCCGCCTCATTTTCTCCGGATACTACGTTGCCATCGGAAACCAAAGACTTGTCCTCGGCAGCCTTCGTAGGCGAAGCGGAACCCGATTGGGAGCTGGACGGGTTGACGAACGGGGTCTCCGTATCCTCGAAGAACGTCTCATCCCTCCTGATACTCATCCTGAACTTAGGGGCTATGAAAGGATCGTTATTAAGATCGATGTTGATCGTAACGTCATTCATCAAAATATCCTCCTTAGTCATGGAATCGCCTATCCATCCTCTTACGTCAGTAGTCATAGGCATCTTACTAGCCGCTTCCTTGACAGCCCCTAGCCGTTTCTTGATAACATCCACGTCTCCCGTCAACGGAATCATATATGTCTTATTATCCAACCCGGATCTGGCTATAGCGTTATTAAGATCCATTATATCATCAATACTTACGCCTCCGCCTAGACCATCCATAATCCTATCAGCCATCGATCCGATCATAGATGAAAATGATGATATATCCTGATTTTTCAATCTTACGGGGTACAGGTAATTTCTTCCATTTCCTGTCTTTATAGCCACAACCGGGATACGCGAATTTTTATAATTACCATACTTGTCCCTAACGATAGCCGTACAGAACGGGAATATGTTATACTTAATATTATCTCTCATCGTAACCTCCCCGTTCTCTATATATCCTACGCTCTCGACCTTACCAACCGTCTCATTGGTAAAGTCATTTTCGGATACCATCAACGTACCATTATCATCACTTATGCTAAAATTAGGTCTTCCTGGCAAAACACTGGTGACTGCGCCTACGAACGGTATATCAATCTCGCCAGCGACAGATCCCACATTATCCCTATACAACTCAAAGGCCATACTCCTTAAATCAGCGTTACTTCCTTTTGAGTCCGGGTCATTGGCTTTCAGTACCGAGACGAAATTGCCATCGCTATCCACGATCTTAATAACCATATTATCAACCAGCTCTCTGTAAGCCGACTTAGTCTCATCAGAATTAGGATCAACGGCGTTAAGTCTATTGTATTTATCATACAGTCCCTTGGTGTATGGATCTGACATATCCATCTTAAACCTTACCATATCACCCTCGCGAAGGCTAGCCGCTGCTTCCTGATTCACCGACTCGTTGTTAGATCCAAACGTATCACCCGTATAATAAGGGACAATAGACCCATCCTGCCCCTTGCGATACACCATGAACCAATTGGAGGTCGATAAGGCGGTCTGCCGCCCCAGTATGACACCGGTAGCGTTCTCGAAAGCCTGAGCGTCATCCTCACTAATCATCCATCTTGAATGATTCTTGGACTCAATAACGCTGAACATGTTCGCCCCATCAGTAAAATCCATCACCATCTTATCATCCATAACATATTCACCGGGCGTGACGAGAGCCTTAAGCCCGGATCCCGCCATAAACCTGTCAAGCCTCATCCCTCCTACCTCATAATACATGACCCCACCGATCTCCCTCTTTTGAGCCATCAAAACCACCGGATTCTGGGCGGCGTTGACCTCCGTCCTGCCGGTGGATGTCCCGGGTTCGCTCTCCGTGAGAACATCACCCATAGGTATAGACTTATCGTAATCCTTGACAACCATACTTCCATTATTATACAGCCTCATCCATTCCACGAATTGAAGAAGAGGATCATCAGAATAATTATTGATAATATCAATAGCCTCATTAAGTTTATCCTGATCAACTTCATTCCCGTTGTCAATATCATTCATAAGATCATTGTAAGTCTGTATAGCCCCCTTAACCTGATCCTGATCAAGACCATTAATGTTTATATCTATGATATCATAAATAGTATCTCTGATGTTATTTAATACGTTATCGTTGGTATTTAACCTATCTATCATTGACCTAATCTTATTAAGCCTAGCTATAGGATTATCGCCAAACCCATTTACAAGATCATTGATACGATCCTTATTATTATCATATATCTGCCTCTCCCTAGGAGATAAGATATCCTCATTACCGTTCCATATCTTTATAGCTATATTATTGATTCTATCATCAGAAGGATTTATGATATCCTCATTATCAGGTACATTCTCAACGATACCGCCCTCATCAGCCTTGATGTCATTCTCCATAGATCTGGCGATCATATGATTATAGGTCTTGAACATAAATGCCTCGTCCTCTCCTATAAGACCATCTTGATAAGCCTTATCTATGGCCTGATCATTGGCATAAAGGGAATTAGCATCAGGATCATCGGTATTCCTGAAATCATACTTGCTGTCATCCTCCTCATAAGTCTTTCCCCATATGTTTGACAAAACCTTCATGAACCCACGTTCCTGCGACCGTATGAATCTCCTATCACGCATACGGCGAAGAGACTCCTTTATATTCTTATAAGCCACAAGATTATGACGATACTCGCTAAGTAACGCCATAGCCTCTTTATAATTATCAACCCCACGGATAGATACAGCATTCTCAAAACCAACTATAGTCTCATAAGCTGCCATAAGGTCGGCGGCACTGATCCTTGATTCATTCCTGTTTAATAACAGCTTAGATATATCTGTCTCTGAGTTAACTAACGTAGCTAATCTCCTCTCCAAAGCAATCCTATCCTCCGTCAATTTAAGAAGTCTATCATTCTCCTTGACTAACTTGACCTTATCAGACTCAAGAGCTTCTTTAGACGTGATACCCTGCTGAAGCTTCAAAACATTCTTCTCCATCTTCTGTATATCATCTGTAAGCTTCCTAAGTTTCTCAAGATCCCTACTCGAATCAGGATTAAGACGAGAATATATATCTAAAGCGGGGCCTATATCCGTATTGTATATCCTTCCTAACTGATTAGCGATATCATCCAAATTATCCTTAGCCTCAAGACCGTTATAAGCCATGTTAGAGATGTAGGTGTTAAATGATCTATTGGATATACCATCGGTAAGGGAGTCGGCAAATCTACTAGCCATAGTAAAATTATCAACCTTCTTATTGAACTCGCCAACAAGGTTGGACTTATACTCATTTACCTGCTCATCTGTCATATTCATATCAGAGGCTATATCACTATTAGGTATAGACTCGATGACTGTCTTGAAATTCTCCTTGGTATCATCTAACATCCCCATTTCCTGATCATAGCGAAGACGATTGAATACAGCGTCACTAAAAGTCTTATCTACGATTCTAGAATTAGGTATATCGTCGGCGTTATTATCCGTTTTCAAGCCTGATAATTGAGCGTTCAGAGCCATGCTGCCACGAATAGCTTGGATAGCCGCCGAGGTCAAGACGCCGGCATTAGCGTTGTAGGCCTCCACCATCCCCTTGTTACGGGACATGTCTTGGCTCCATTCCTTTATACCCCCAAGGCTTCTTCCACCCATAACCGATCCGATAATCATACCGATGCCGATCTCCTTCCAGCCCTCATTAGATCCATAGGTCTCCTTGAATCCGTTCTTTATAGCTTCCATATAACCTATATTCTGGCGAATAGCCATGGGATTGTATCTTGATTCCACCCAATCCTCCGCGGACTTGCTGGACACACCTTGAAGACCTTCCTCGAACAAACCCTCAGATACCGGTCGCTTGATGATATTAAACGTATTACCAGCTATTTTCTGCCATTTCTTTGGTGTTATAGCCCTTAGTGCACCGTTGTCCATTCTCTCGGCTCCTACGCCAAATATATTGCGTTTTATAAACTTGTCTACACCCAGCTCCATACCAAACATATCACCAAACATAGCTATGTTGGATAATGACAATATGCCGACGTTTGCGGCGAATACGGCGTTAGCGGCATTGGCATTGTCAGCCCTGAACCTCATAAGCTCCTCATACGGGACTTCCCTCCCGTAAGCGTTACGATAAGATTGCCTGAAATTCTCCTCGGCCTCCATCAACATACTTCTGGCTTCCACTGAAGCTTCCCATGAGGTAGACGTGCCAAGGAATAGGGCGGTATCCAGCCCCTTGCCTACCCTCTGACCGATACGGGCGGCTCTAAGGTAAGCGCCGAATGCTTTCTTGGTGTCCGAAGCGGCCTTGCCTATCCTAGCTAAAGCCACCCCAGCCCTAGCTCCGGTACGAGCAAGGTTCATCAGACCGGCCCCGGAATATACGGCGGATGATAACATGGCGCCAGCGGTAAAAGCCAGACCCGACAGAAAGTCATTAGACCAGAAGTTAGCTGTAGTCATACTTTGAAGAAAGTTCATGTCCCGCTCCTCTCGATTATAATAATGAGCTAGACCATAATCCATCTTCTTATCCTGATCATCTAGCCATCTAGTGAAATCGTTGTCAAAGACAGCGTTGAAATTACCCTTGGATACTCCAGCGTAAATACCATAAAAAGGCTGGATAACGCCGCCTAACCCGTACAAGGCAGTCTTTCCGGCAAGCTTACCCAATCCCCTCATCCATTTCTCAGTCCTGCTTTGGGTCTTTGACAGACGTGTATCATTATCCACTCCGGGTACATAAGACTCGTATTTAGGAATCCATGTTCCACTACTTAAACGATACCTTGAATCTTCTAACGATACCTCAGGTCCGGTGAGATTAAATCTACCCTTGTAACTCTGATCAGAAGCCATATATCCCAAAGGGGACATATGCTTCATGTTATCATAATAATTAGTCTTTACCGTATTCTTGATCCTTTCTGACAATGACGGTATCTGGGACTTTGATCTCTCGGATGCGGAATACGGATCCAATACCGGAGGCAAGTCACGATCCAGCATGTTATAGGAATCCGCCCCAACAGCCTTTATATTATCCACGCTCATGGTAGGATATCCGTACTTGTCGGCAAGATTCCTTCCATTAGTAGCATTATTATCGGTTTTAACTGTTTCCATTATTTCCACTAGGTACTTATATACTTTTCTACACCAAAAGCATATTTTCACGCTTCATCGGGACATTGTTGAATCTGCTTACACGAAACCGATTCTAAAGAGGTCTCTCCACGTGCTTCAATTCCCGGCGTACCTCCGGTATCGTTCGTTAATCGTGACTATATAAAACTGGTGTAAAATTATATATAATCACCTTCTACTATTTCCGTTATTCCTGTTTCTTATCTCCTGATCAATCATACTAGCTATAGGTGATACGAAGCTCTCGAAATCATCCGTAGTAGATCTACCTTCACTTCTCCAATACACCTCATTCTCCTTACTAAGTATCTGTTGCCATGCCATGACCAAATAATATTGAGGGCTGAAATTAATTTTTCTAGCTACCTCATCAGCATAATTAACGCCATCCAGATCAATTGAGTATAATGGAGTACCGCCATCCCTTGCTCCTCCCTTGCTGTATATATCAACATTTATCCCAGAGGAACCATTATTATACTTATATCCGGAAGCCCTTAACTCGTACATGGAAGCGTTATCAAACAATACGTCAGTAGCAATCATCATCTGATTCTTCCTGATATTACCGTCATTTATATTCGTGAACATATCTATATAAGGCATTGTCATATCCTTGGCTCCGCTGGCATAAGCCACAGGAGCTACCTGCAATACCTTGGCCATCTTCCCATAAGCGTTATCACTTGAATTGGCAAACGATATAGATACAACACCAGAGTCGTAGGTCTCGGATGGGATGTTTACATCTTCTTTATAAAAAGTGAGGTCATTGGCGGCTAGATCAGCCTCACTTACCTCAACAACAGATCTGCCATCACCTCCATTATTACCAATGATCTGATAATTGCCATCACCTATAGGAGATATAGTAAATGTTATCTTTGTATTGGCATTATCCTTATCCTTAGGAATAAAACCACCACCACGGGTAAATAGGTCACTAATCTTTATATAATCATACTCGGCTTTGCTTTTAGACGGATAATCACCGGAAAAGATATACTCACGCTCGGCGTACTCATGACGATATTGCCTTAAATAATCCTCGCCAGCACGCTTTGCGTCATCATTTAACCTACCCAAATCTCCACGACTCCATTTATGCCTTAATAAATCATTTCTTTCCTTATGCGCTTCGTCATATATAGCGGTAGCGACAGCGATCGCTCTATTATCCCCAGCAAACCTGTCTTTTATTTCCTCGATATGCCTATTCTTGTTAGCCCCAGATACGGCAAGAGACATTATAGATTCAATATCATCAAGCGACAAAGACGTTCCCATAAGATCATTCAAACGATCCATAATAATACTTGACTGACCTGAATCTACCGATACGTATGGCGCTTCCCCTTGAATATTACTATTAACAACGTTTATATTATCATTTAGCAAAGAACTATAAGCAGATAGCTTAGCCCAATCGTCTAATGTTATATCGTTTATGCCATCTATATCAAAAACCTTATCACCATTATTGTTAATATCCCCAAGATTGAATGTGCCAAATCCGTAACTAATGTCTATACCTGATCCTTCATACGATCTAGCCTCTTTCTCAATTATAGCATCAACACCATCCAAAACAGTATTCTCAGCCTTATTGAAACCCTCATTAATCTTACTATACTTATTCCTTTGGTTATTTAACCCAAGAAGCTTTATATAACTATCCTTTCCATTATAATCAAGAAGTGTATTCGTAGATCCACCATTAGCCTTAAAATAAGTCATGATAACCTGATCCCTATCCATATCCTTGACCACATTACTATTCTCAGGATCATATGCCCATGCGTCGATCTTCCTCTTGGCATCGTCTGATAGAGACTTTACAAAATTCTCCATGCCTGTATTCACCGCCTTTTCATTGGCTATAAATCCATTCATGAACTCATCGCTTATATTCACATCTTCAAGATTGGCACTCTTCGTAACCACGGTGGGACCGGTCATGTCATCGCCTCCACCATTTCCATTCTCCGATTTACCTGATTTACTAGCTCTTATCAAAGCGGATTTCTCCATGGCTAGATTATGCCTTTTTGTCTCATTGAACTTAGCCCTCTCCATCATCTGTTGATTAGCCTTGAAATAATAATCATCAACACCAAGCGTCTCGTATGAGTTATTATAAGACCATCGTAACCCCACGCCACGAAGGAACTGCTGCCTCACCATGAACATGCCGGCCCGCTCCGGACTGTAGTTACTGCCAATAACGCCCTCAGCCTCCTCCACGAAATCATTTTTCTGCTTGGTGATATCCGCCAGCTCTGACTCCAACCTAGCCTTTTTGACCTTATCATTGCCAACGCCCTTTAGCTTTGCCCGTATAGATTCTTCCTTGGCACTAAAATCATCAATATACCCTTTAAGGAAATCAGAGGTACTCTGGACATTGAATAGGTCAGGATTCGTCCTAGCCATATACCTACCCTCTAGTTGCATCTGAGCTTTGCCGTTCTCTGATATGGAAGCCATGGCTATATCCCTGACTTGAGCATAGCTCATTTCATCTATATACATCTCACGCATCTCCCCCGTCCTGTTACCATTGGCATCAATCACCGGCACATTGACTTTCTTTCCCTTATTAAGGGAGATGAAGTTCTTCATCTTCTCATCAATCTCAGCGTGATAATCCGTATAAGGAGTATAATGTATAGGATTAAGACGTGTTCCTACCTGACCGTCATTCATCCATGCCACAGCATCGGCGAAAGCCTCAGCCTCGTTTATAGGACTATACATCTTAGGATTATTCAATTTCATATCCTCCATCTTCTCACTAAACGACCGGATCTCCCTAGTGCCGGCAATGGCATTCAACACACGGGTATCCAGAGCCTCCCCAAGACGAGCCTGTATACTTCTGGCTATACCATCAGAAGCCAAATTAGATTTACGATACACGTTATTCACGTCCTGTATCAATCCATTTAACCTATTCTGAAGATATTCCCTATCCTGAGGTTTTATAATGTCAGAATTGATAATATAATCAGCATACTCGTTTATAGCCTGCCGATTGGTATCTATCTTCTGCTGCATGTATCCCATACCCTGCATCATGACATCCATGTTGTAGGGTGATACGTACTTGCCGTAATTCCTTAATATACTATATTGTGAAGCCATCCTTTATCCTTTCTTGCCTTTAGTTACTTCCTGAGCGGGATATAATCTCCTATAACTCAATATATCTCCTTGAGGATCAGCGATCAGCTGCCCATTAGGACCGATCTTTACATCCCCGAATATAGATCTTAATGTATTCATGGTCGTAGCCGTATTCCACTTCTGCTGAATCTCATCATTGACACTATCGAAATACCTAGCCCAGTTCTCGTCATTTATAGCCAATCCTTGTAGTATCCGTTGCTGGTAAGCTTGGCGTTGAGCTATATTCTTATCATAAGTATTAGCCCATGACTGAGCGTTGACATTATCAGCCCAAGTCCTTTGAGCCACATTCCCTTGTTCTACCTCATTTATATACTTACCTATATTGGAACTCATGATAGCCTGTAAATTGGAAGATAAAGCCCCTCTCTGGGAATCCGGGACATTACCCATCTGATCCAATTGTGATTGGAAAGCACGATTAGCCTCAACCATATACTGATCAGCTGATCTCAACACCGGATCCACGGTAGGAGCGTAATGTCTTTCCATACCTTCCGTTGTCACGGCTCCCGGAGTCATCCTGAACACCTCAGGAAAGTCAAGACCACCACCTACTATATTCCTGCCTCCATTGCCGCCGTTCGACTTACCGGCATTTGTGTTGGTTTTAGGAAGTGTATTAGAATCAATCAGCTCAGGCATATCCAGCTTAACATCAGGATTCTCCACATCACCTATATCCATAGGACCGGGAACCACCTTATGAGGGTCAAGTATAAAATCAAGACCTTCCATTCCCTTCATGGATCTCAATGCCTGCATCTTAAGCATATCCTCGCCAAGTATCTTATTAACGACATCCTTGTTCTTATCAGAGAACAGTTGGCTAAAATGGGTGATACCGGCATCGTTAAGAGCCTTATGCTGTTCCTCTGTAACAACGTCTAGACCGATCATAGGGCGAGATGTGGTAAACAAACCTAATTTATTGTCTCTCATCCTATCATGATATGCGGCTTTCTTGTCTTCCGGGTAATTACCTTGACTATCCTCACCGCCAAAGGAAACGAGCGTCGTGTAATCCCGAAGCGCCTCGGCGTTGGCGATGATCGGGTTCTCAGCCGTAGCCAAGCCCATCCAGCTACTTGTCTGACCGTAGATAGCGTCTTGCAACGCCCTAGCCCTAGTGCCCTCTGAAGCTCCCATATAAGCATCGTAAGCGACCGGATTGAATGTCTTATAATAATTCAACCTCTCATCCGTATTAATACCCCCATAAGAGCCATCAGTTCCTTGGCGCTGATAACCGAAATAGTTAGGATCATTGTTGAACCTATTCTCGATCGGGCGGAAAGTTAATTTACGACCGAACAAAGACGTGCCTCCTATCTCCATCTTCTGGCGAATACCAGCCACTTTCTTAAGCAGCTCTTTCTTAGCCTCAGCTATATCCTCCTCCGTAAGACCGTATTCTTTCATGGATCTGGATATGATGTTATCTATCTCACCTCCCTTGGCGAAATACGTATCCTCATCCTTCTTCATCTTCCGGTCTTCCTGCTCCTTGTATATGACATTAGCGAAGTCCGTAAATCTCCCCTCTAATCCATTAACCGTATCGTTACTATCATTTATGGCCTTAGATAATACAGAGGCGTTTAAACGCCTTGTATTCTCGTCATCTATCTTATCGTTTTTCTTCAGCTTCTCCAGCGCCTTTTTCTGATCATCGTAAGCCGATTTAAGACCGATCTTAGCCTTATACCTGTCCATTAACGTAGCATACGTATCCTTAGGCGTGGCTTTGATCCCATACGTATCTCTGATGTATTTAGCGAAATCCGGCTCTATGGTGGTGTCATCGGTAATAACCTCCGTACCCTGCTCCAAAGAAACAGGCGTTCCCCCATCGGCGTGCTTCTGCCCCATGGCCTCCATCGGCGCCTCCCCGGGCTGCTCCACGTACTCGCCCTTCTCGACCTCCACGTTGGCTTGATCTTCCATCGACTTAGGTAACGGATACAGATACTCACCGGTAAGGCTTCCGCTATCAAACCTATTATTAGGTCCTAGATAAACGCCCCCGCCATCCTTGTACTGCATTTGGGATTGCCTTCTTTGCCTAGCCTCACGTTCCTGAGCTAACCTAATATTGGTACGAGTACCTTTCTCTGACGCTATCCCAGAAACCACGTTACGAGCCAACCCCATGATACCACTAATTCCCGAGGCTATGGTAGTTATCGTATTAGCTGTTTTAGCCCCGGTGGATAAATCGCCATATCCCTCGCTTCTCATACGTCCTATACCACGACCCATCTGAGTGAACCTAGATCCTATATCATCAGCACCATAGTAAGGGATAGTGGTAAAATCAAAAACATCCGTACTACCAGACTTATCAACCTTCTTATTACTGTCAACCAAAGCGCTCAAATCACTTGTATCAATGGTATTAATATCAGGCTGCTGAATATCAAATCCTATCTGGGTAGACGAAACCAAAGGCTCCACTCCAATACCCTGAAGACCAACAACATTACCGGGCATAATAGGGGTGACTTCCCCGGCCTCTTGATATTTAGGTATCTTCCTCTTGATTACATACTTGCTCATATCAAATTAATTTCGTTCTGACACAAAGATAGTTTAAAAAAAATAGAGACTCATCATTTCACAACGATGAGTCTCTCAGCAAATGCTATTATTATGTACAGAATTAAATTCTTTTTATGAATAATGATCCTATAGCCTTAACCAAATCATAGAAACCGGCAGAACTGAGACCTACAGCCACTCCATATAATAGAGCCTCCCACCATTCACTCCCTATAAGCAATGGAGACACCTTTAGAAACCACGCTAATATACAAACCAGCATACCTATGACTACGGCGGATAGGACTTTAGCCCACTTATGGGTGTCAATATACGGCACTACCTTGGCTAGTTGGGTAGCTGACATCGTGACAAAAGCCATGATGCCGGTAAAGGTAGTTAGATCAATGGTGATAGTCCCTTCTGACGGGATTATCTCTTGAGCCATCAACGCCATTGGCGCTAATAACATAACTAATAGGAACAATAACTTCTTCATATCAAAAACGTTTAATGATTCCACAAATATAACACTAAATCAATTAAATATATGAATATATCTATTGAAATATAGATATACGACAATAACCATGGCCTATATGACCTTTCCCTAAATCATATAATCCACCCAAAGGATTAGGCATTTTTTCTAATTCCCCTTTCACATCTGTCCATACGAACCCGTTCCCATCTATCATTTTAGTGTTAGTAAATACATATTTATCATATTTCACGCATCCCGGATGACCGGATATATACGAGGATCCTCCACCACCAGCTTGAATAGCGTCCGACGATATCCCGCCGCTTGGTCCTCCATAAAAGCCTCCTCCTCCACCAGAGGAATACGAAACGCCATCAAAACCACATCCTCCTCCCACTCCTAATAGACCTCCATTTCCGTTAGTTGAATTATTGCCGGAGTTAGATCCTCCCGCTACTTGGGATGCAGGAGTTCCCTTGGCACGGCCCCCAAGATACGCCTCCAACCCTCCCGCTGATCCTCCGTGCCCAATAAAATAATACTCACATCCTCCACCACCTCCCCCGGATACCATAATACGGGTCTTTAAAGAATCTAAGTTTAGAGGATCGCTATTGTTGGACAACCTCAAATCTGTAGCTCCGCCCCCGGCTCCCTCATAGATATACCTTCCAGTGCTCTCATTAGTCATTGAATGCCCTGAACCTCCTCCATTATAATTATATTTTACAACATTACTCGTCTGCTTAAGTCCACCATTTCCACAATACACATAAATGATATCACCACCAACTAACTTGATAAATCCAGCCACATATCCACCATACCCAGGGTCATTGGATCCGGTAAACCTATCTTCGCTATCATTGTAACCATAATTACCTTGACCACCCCAGCACTCAACATAATAATACGCCGACTTTGGAGCTACAAATGTATGGTAATTATTACTATTATAAGTGTATGTATACAATACATCCAAGCTTTTGGGACCTGTCATTACACGTCTTCTCATAACATACCTCCCCTTAGATATTTTACTAACAATGCTATAACCATCCTCCTATCATCAGCCATAGCACCTACCCATCTATTCCCCCATCCTAAACTACTAGGGTGGGGGGGGGTAAAACAAGTCCCCTTAAATAACACATCAAATAAAAACAACAACTTATTCATAACAAATTATTTAACATTAAAATACTAACTATTATTTCTACTCACACCTTTTATGTTAAGGCTTAACCCCGGTATCATATTAAGAACCAACTGCCTTTTTGCCTGTTCCCTACGCATACGCTCGGCCTCCGCTATCTGCGCCTCCGATTGAGGATCATTCTTAATATTATTGGCGATGTCCTCTATGGCTTTCTTGTTAGCGCCAGATTGAGCTAGCATCTTATATAACAGATCTTGACCCTCCTTCTCCAACCAACTATCCATGGTAGGACGAGAAGCCAAAGAAGGATCGGCAGGGGCTACCGTCTCAGGTACGGGCTGCTGACCTCCGTCCCCCGTGCCCGAATCCCGCTGTCCGAACTCGTATCTCATTGGCTCGTTCTCCGGGACACCATACCTATTAGCGAACATATCAGCGAACTCAAATCTCTTCTTATTTCTCAAGGTCGATCCAAGAGGCCTACCGTATCCTTGATTCCATGCCACGGTAGCGTCCTTGTAGTTGACAGCGTTATCGAAATCGGATTTAGAATACATATAATAGTTATACTCATTCCCCTGAGCATCCTTGTCAAAGAACTTTCCTTGATTGATGTAATTCCAACCTAACCCTGGGACCTTGCCTTGATACTCATCCACGAGATAATCCAACTGCTGTATCAATGTCGGTTTCTTCCCATACCTGCGCTGTAGCTCCTTCTTCCTCGGTCCAAGCCATTGTTGGATGCCAAAATCACCGGCGACTCCTAGGGCTTCGGTGTCCCCTCCGGACTCGGCGGCGATGTTCGACAGGATACCGATAGCTTGCGTTTGTGGTATTCCCTTCTTATCGGTCAGATAATCCCATATCTCATCATACACAACCATCTTATTATCCTCTGATCTGTCAGGATCAATTACATATTTACCATCTCCATAAGCCCTACCTGTGCTTACGGCCCCTCCCTTATCTTTCTTCTCCTTATCATCATCCATCAACATCTTACCAACTATAGCCGCCGGCAAAATAGCAGGAACATTTTTAATGGCTTTTTTTATTTTATCCGATGATTCTTTCAATACCTTTCCCGTAGCTCCAAACATGTTCTTGGAATAATCTTCAGCATAATTGCTACCTATACCACTCACAAGGTTGTACACATCAATCTCATCCATACTATCGATATACTTATCAAGGTCATCAATAGATGGAGTCCTTCCATATGTATTATAAAATTTATTCCACAAGCGAAATCTAGCTTGAGTATTAAAAGCTATTTTCTCTGATATCTCATTACTTGATGAGTTTGGGTCAGCCCTATAAGCGTCTTTTAATAATGACTTATCATTTTCGGATAAATAAATCTTATTATAATCATTACTTGAATCATATTTATGCCTAAACTCATGAGATAGGTTAGATAAACTCTCATCGCTCCTAGTAACAACCTTATTGTATTTACTAGTATAAAACCCTTTAGCATTACTATTATCCAAAGCGGAGGATACCTCATATCTAAAATCATCGAAATCAGAATCCGCCGATACCCTTAGATTGTAAGCTTCTTCCAACCGTTTCCCATTATCATCAAGCATAGAATCTATCTTATCCTTAATATGCTTGTTAGACACATCATTTATATTTTGGAGATCAACACCATTATCAATCATCAAATCCACAGCCGCCTTATAAGAATCAGGGAGATTGTTATAATTCCTTGAAATTCTATCATGAACATCCTTGTTAAAAAAATCCCTAACCAAAGGTTCATCATGAACATATTTATCCACAAGATCATTATCTACAAGAAAATCATACAATTTACGTTTATCTTCTGGCAGAGGAATCTTCTTTACTTTATTAGCGAAAGAAAAAAATTCACCTAATACCGGGAATAGCCCTAAAGCTGATAATGTCATTCCTAAACCATCCCCAGCCTTCGATGACTCCACAAAATCTCTCACATCCATAACATCCCCGATAATAGGGATACCTCCAGCTATAATCTCGGTAATGTCAACTCCATCATTTATCTTCTTACCATATTCAGTATTAAGATTTATGCCACTAGATCCAACGGAGGTGTTATCCCTTGAAGCCACATATCCACCCCTTTTTTCCTTATCCATCTTCTCTCCCCATAGCCCATATTTCTCTCTGGGCCATATACCGTCTATGGCATCCACGTAACCAACGGGATGCTCCCCGTCCATGCGCCGGTTCCGCCGCTCGTCCGCTGGGTATAGGGCGTTGGCCAACGGCTGCGTGATATGACCCAACCCCTTATCCTTGGAACTCGACATAGCATCCACCACAGTCCGATATACAGGTCTTAATTTCTCAGGTAGATATAATCCCGCCTCATCAACCAGCTCACCTATCTTCTTATTTATACCCCTGAGGCTGAAATTATAATTACCCATACCGTTATTCAACGGGGACAACGTACCTCTTATCCCATTCATGCCTTTAACTGCGGCTCCTCCGCTAAGGATATCAAACTCCGGGGACACGTTTCTCAAAGGACTATCATCCATACCTCTGAAATACATAGGACGCTCGCCATTGACAACCCGGTTAAGATCCTCCTTATATAAATCCTTTATCCACGATGGGATTTCCTCCGGTTTATTCTTCTTAGACATATATTACGTTTTTCACAAAGATAACCATAATATCATAAGCCTAAAAACACGAAACGGGTACATAATAAATCATGTACCCGTTTATACGCTAATGCATGTGATAAGCAGCCAAGGCTCCTTTAGCTTTCTCCTTAGACTTGTACTTAGCCGGCCATAATTTACCGGTCTTGTTACTGACCACTCGCCAATCACTCCCTACTTTCTTGATACATCCTGATTTCGGGCATTTGCCCTTCTTTTTACTGCTAGTTTTCCCTGCTGCCATAACATCAAATATTTAAAGGTATATAATCACCTCAATAAACTTTCTCATCGCTGCTAAACCAACGTACTATCATCTTGAACCGGCTCTCAATGTCATTCACGAACCTAGCCAAGAACCAATCGCCACGAAGACGATCCCGCCACCTCCGATGATAATCGACAGCCCTAGGATCGATCTTCCGGTCAATATCATTCACGTCCTTGATCCATACCGGGAGGTTATTAGTATCGTCTTTGACCTCGTTAAAATAGTCATTTATATTTATCTTCTGATCAACCTCCGTCACCAGTATCTCACGGCTATCGTCATTGGTTACAGGATACCTTAACCGCTGGCTCATATCGTTCTTGTCAGCGATAACCATCCGAAGCTCACCACTGTTGTTGGTATCGTTATAAAACCATGCCTTATTGAATCCGGTAGTCCTAAGAATTTGGTAATTAACCTCATCCTGATACCTTCTGGCATCCATCCTATATTGGTAGTTCGTGAGGATCTTATTCACATACTGCTCACGTACCGGTACCTCTATAACGAACGGATATAGCTTACCGTAAAATACTTGATACGATTGGTTGGTCAATCCATGAGACCATAACCCTATCTCCTGGCTTTCACTTGAGTAGTTCTTTCCAGACTGGAAATAATGCTGGTGCTCAATATAATAATCAGGGGTGTAGGATAAATATGATTTCCACTCACCCTTCAGGCAGTTATATCCAACGGTGAACGAGACGTCCGTGAAATGGCTGGCATCCTGTAGCTCCACCGCCTGCCCGTTCCTGTATAACCGGCCGCCACGGAATTGGTACTCGCTCGGATTCCCTACCGGTATATAATCTTTCTTGGTTATCAGAACCCTCTTGAACCGATTGTCCCAGCCCATGGATAGCCCTATACCAAAGAACTTGTTATCGATATCATAATAAGACAACTCAGCGTCCGTATCAGCGTTATATATCCGGCTACGGATGATCTTCATCTGAAGATGCTCCTTAAACCAGTTTCTAAGCCCCGGTGTGACCTCCGTAAGATTCCTACCATTAGAATCTACCTTAAACACCTGACCACGCCTTAAATCGACCCAAAAATGCCCAAATTCACAACTGATCATATCCCGGCTCTGGGTCCCGGAATATCCTAACGTCGTATTATTATACTCGATACCACGAGAGGCGAAAAGACCACCTGTCCCTAGCTCGCTATTCTCCGGGGATATTCTCTCCGCCAACACGTCTATGGCGTTATACAGCCCTACCTGATTCTCGAAGCGAGCCAGTATCTGATCCGACTCTATCCCTTTCATGCTTATAAGTTTCCCGAAAGAGGTCTTGAACTCATGGTAATCCATAGGCTTGTACGACAGCCAAGGATCGGTCATGCCATTCTCCGACACGTCGGCGGTGCTCCATATGACGCCGTTGGGTCTTTGGTAAGCGCAGTCCCAAAAATTGCTATCATACGTCTCTGGTAATGACCTTCCGCCTAGCGTAAAACGATTCTTATACACAGGACTTATCTTAAACACATTATCCCTTGATATAGGGACATTACGCTCCTGAGTCCATGATATATAATCCCCTACCTCCGGATAAAATCCCTCATAAGGCTCAGGCCCGGCTATACGGAAATTGCAATTGATCTCAGACTCCACAAGAAACTGAGGTATGCCATAGAAGTATAGGAAGAAACGACCGCTAAGATACATATCTCCGGTCTTGCAAACCATCTCATAAGCGCTCTTCCGGCTAGGGAAAGAGTATAGCGATCCGGTATCCGTATCGGTCTTATTAAGATAATCCTCCCCGGTGTCGTAATTAACGAAATAACGGGGATACCCGATGTTCCGATAATCATAATAAGGGAATGGTATCATGTCCCCCTGACCGAACTGAGTCAAGTAAAACATAGGCATCTTCCTCTTAAGTGAGAATCTTGATATAAATACATCACCTCCAAAAACAGGTTTACGCTTATTCTTATCCATCAACCCGCAACCGCCTAACGATACCCACCTGATATCCTCTATCTGCCCGTATTGAGCCGGAGAATATTTCTTTATCCTCATATAAGGACAGGATACGAAAGATTCACGTGTCATAAAATGAGGCGTCATACCAGCTACCTCATCATTACGAATATTACATTCATCCTGAATACGGCTGGTATCGTAACTTGATACCAATTCCGGATATTCAAGCATATACTTATCCATACCAAATGACATGAATAACGAGTGCTCACGATCGAGGTTGTTTATGATAATAGGCTTACCGCCTACGGCCTCCCCTTGCGAAGAGATATCTGTTACCGGATATAACCCGCTCTTGATATATTTAGCCGTTGACAATCCACGTAACTCTGACTCCCCTATTTTTTGGTAAAATAAATTATAATGAGCGACAGAAGTATAATAATAAGCATAGTTCCGTCTAGGTCCCCTATCTATCAATGCCGTTAACCACTGATACCTGTACTTGCCTATATCCACCACGGACTGGGCTGTGGCCTTGGCGATACCCGTAGCCAGACGGATAGCCGTCAGCGCTATGCCGACAGGGTTGGCTAAAAAGAACACGCCTCCACCGACATATTGCTGTGAAGCCGACTGATATGTATACTCAGCTATAGCGGATATTAAATTAGCCATAGCCTCCACCGTAGCCAATGACGTTGCCATACTGTAAGCCTTGCTCCCTAATATCGTCCATTTAGGGTGATCCTCCACCTCCCTGAATATACCGGAGGATTTACCTAATTGATAACCATCAACAAGGCACTCGGTGGGAGCGTCAGGCTTGTTAAAGGCAATATCAGGGCTTAAGAATGAATACCAAATATTACCCCTCCTGTTAAACGGATGCGTTATAAATTTCTCACGATTAATATCCTTATAGATATACATATCATCAGACAAATCGTTGTAAGGGTAATTAGGATAAAGGTTAGCCGATCCGTCTGGATCATCGTACTTAAACATATCATAAGCCAGACCAGTTCCGATAACGCTCTTATCCAACGTCCTATCGCCCCTATACAACTCATATCCTATTATAGAATCTCTTCTAGCCTTATCTATAAGACCGTTCTCTACCGCTATATCCAGAAACTCATTAACGATATCGTCATCAAGCATCACCCCCATAGGATAAATATAGGAGTCAACTCCATATTGACCGGTCAGTTGAGACGGATTACCCATAAAAGGAGCGACAGAGTTATCCGGGAACTTGTAATGACGTATAGGTCTCTGACAAAACGTGGTTGACGTATTGGGGTACTCAGCGTTACCCCCATTACCGGTGAAATAAGACTTACCCCCAACGGATCTAGGAGACCCATAGTATTTCGTCAAAGAATCTATTATGTCCTTCCTCTTTGATCCTCCCGATGATATCCCGATCTTACTTGAATCATACAACTCAAAATTAGCCGGGTACTTATTGGTAGACTCCCAATATCCGAAATCACCATACTGATATGGTCTGGGAGCGCAATCAGCGGGTTTATCCCCACATGAGATACATTTCGCCTCATAGGTAACAAATCTCCTTAATTTCAATTCTTTTGTGAAGAAGAATACGTATTTCACCTCCAGTGGCCGAATGCCAAAACAGAACGGGGCGGGGAAGATGGCGGTGCCGGCCGTATAGAATCCGGCAAGCTCCTTCATGTCCTGCCTCATGGCGAAACCGGTGAAGAACACGCATACCGCAGGCTCGATGCAAACATATATCTTATGGAAAGTAGTCTTGTCATCATTCCAGAACAAGTACTTTGGCATCATAAATATCTTATGATCCACGTAATTCACTATAACACCTTTCTTGGCATCATCAGCCAAAGGATTAGGAGCCACGGTACCTTCCTTGTCCGAGAAAAACGTTATACGAACCTTATTGTATGATGACGAGTCGCCGATCGGATAATTATAGTTACCCATCATCTCTATATACATAATACCGTTATCAGGATCGGATAAACCACTTATGTATTTCTCGTAATCCAACTCCACCCATCTGGCGTATGAGGATACATGTGGATAGAACTTGAAATAAGTCAAGTTGCTTCTACCGAACCAATTGGTCTTGGCGTCAATATCATTCTGCATAGACACACGATCTTCCCAGTCAGTAGTTATACCGGTATTAAACTTAGAATTATCACCATCGCCAAAAAGACACATGGCGTTCTCGATACCAAACTGACTCTCATATTGGGGGAAATAAGCCTCCATCGTATCCATTAACTGATCAAGCATCGTCTCCGTATGCTTCTTTCCTTCCCATCCGGGATATTGATACAAATATGTGCACTTACCCAATGACCTACTCCCTTGGAATGTAGGAAGTTGAACATTGTTAATAGTAGGATTCACGTGAGGATCACCTACCGAACGCCCATTAGTACATATACCCTCATCATATAACTGCCGGACATTAGACATATCCTGACACAAGACCAAGGCGGAGGAGTCTATATCAGACGGGAATTTATCCTCATCCTGACCATCCAACCATTCTTGAACCAGATCTATGATATTCTTACCTCTACTAGAGTAATTACCAAAATCACACAATACAGAAAACTTCCTTTGGGATTCGGCATTACTTTGTATTAATGTCGTAGGTTCGGTCTCCGTATAATCACTAGCCAGCTTATACGTAAAATCAATCCTAGAATCTACCAAAGAGTTTTTATCCAATATAGTCCTGGTCTCTATCCTCTCGATATCGTCACATCCACTAGGGAAATCGGGAGCCTTTATACCATCTTGATCCTCAGGTAACGATATAGCCGCACATAACTCGTCAGTAATGCCTACATTGGATTCTATAAGATCACACAGATTCTCTATATTGTCAGCAATATAATCAATAGCATCATCTACCGTAACATCTTCCCCCATCGTGTTGATAACGAATTGGGTCTCTCCTACCGTGGCGTATTCCTGTTCTACATATCTAAGTTGCTTGACATCTAATTGATTCTTGCATTCTCCTCCAAAATCATCAAATCCCCAAGACGGGTCGTTTATGATCTTTGCCGTATTCTTAAACTGCCAAAGATAACGGCGGCTGTTCCCAGCGCACTGCGGGTTGTTCTCCAGCACCGACGCAGCCGACAGGTCGTCAGAGTTACCGTCCTCATCAACGATAACCTCCATCTCCTCCCTTGTGGCCGGACGAGGGATAAGCGGGAATCTAGCTGTCCTGTATCCTGTATTGGTAAAGAACCTTATACCCAACGGATATACCTCGTCACGCATGAATGAGGCGTATTTAGAGCAAGCCACACCGTCTTTATATAGATTCTCCGTGGCTATCGATGTCTGCCATTTAACGAAATGACCCAAGAAGTTAACGACCGGTTGAAGATTCCATTCATTCTCCACGGTCAATCCGTATTGAAGAAGACGATTTCCGACAGACGTCATGCCTCTGGCTGTCTTATATACCGGTATTTCCTTGGATAACTTCTCCATGGTCGTACGCTCGCTATATTGATCCGTAAGATAATAGATAGTCCTTTCCGTTATCGGATGTATACCTTCTATGAAATACTCAAGAACCGGGCTTTGCTCACCATTAAACCCAACCGTGTTCTGTATAACACCTATCTTATAATGAGATACCTGCTTGTCTATATTGGATACAGTAAGGCGGATACCCATATTGGTTGACTTACCCCATAAACCATCACGGATAACCATATCTTGGCGATCGAATAACATGATTGGGTTGGTCAATGAGCAATATCCGGTCTTCTCTATCCCGAACTCATCGCACAACGCCACGCAGAACTGGTAGGTCCCGGCACGCAAGCTCCCCCCGAACTCCACGACCTCGGGCTCCACGCACGGAACCGTCAGCAACGGGAACACCAGCAGCTTCTCGCAGGCCAGCCTACACCTCTCTATTGGCTTGTCATCCCCACATGTCTTATACCCATGGTAATGATACCAAAAATCACCATCATCATCCGGATTAAGAGCCTTATCGACCATAACATATCGCTGGGGATTATATCCATCGGTCCAGTATATCACCTTCCCGCATTTCTCGTCCTTGATCTCTATATCGAAGATCGGATGATGAATGGAGAAATTAAGACAAGGGTCATCAACCCAGTCCTCTATCAAGACCTCCATCAAATCACATATCTCATCAAAACGACCATCCGACTCCTCAAGCCTCTCGCCAAGGATACGATGGATGTCCTTTCCCGATCCAGCCAATTGATCCTCCACGGTCTTGATATAATCCAATGACCGCATGAACGTGATCTTAGACGTATTATCATCCGGATTGGATAGAAAGAAATAAGTGTTATCACCAGCTATATCATTCTTATACCCAATAACCTTATAGCCATCAAATCGCTTACATAAAAGGGTACTAGGCTCGTTCTGGATCTTAAGCTGGCTTCCATCGTCACCCTCTATGGTAGCGTTCAAGGCGAAACTATATTCAGACGGGGATAGATCCTGTGGATGCTTATCCCTGTTCATCCCGGAGTCGGGAACCGCTATGTTAGAGTTATTTTGCACGACATTATCTTTTTCGCAAATATAATAAATCCACCAGATAATCACTTATGTGGCGGATTCTAATAAACAGTACGTATTATGCAAAACATTCAAATCGTACAAAAATAAAAAATCCTCCAGACTTTCACAAGTCAGGAGGAGAACTAAATACTTTTAAACGCTCGTGTAAAGTACAAAAACACAACAATTACAAATTTTTACCCATGTAGTTCGATTGCTTATCGGCATCCTCTACAGATATGTAAAAGAAACCGTTAGTCACGTATCTCTCATTGACATCCACAAAATCGGTAGATCCTTTGTCCACTCCTTTCTTCGATCCCTCATCACACACAGCTACCAGACTATTAAAGTCATTGGAATAACCTACGATCACACCGTGTATATCCCGATTTCGAGGATCGAATACGTACCTCATCTTACACCTATCGTAAGCTAACTCTAAAGAGCTTTTGCTTAACCTCTCATCTAATCCAGCACCCGCTACCAAGGCCAAAACGCTCTTTGATATGTCACTCATGGTGGTATCCTTGGTCGGAGCCTTAGGCATAGAAACGCCTTCCATGACAAAATCCAACGCCTTATCTACAAGGCCATCGAAATCATCATCTCTTATATAATCCTTAAGCACCTCCAGTATATATAACCGGACATGGAGTTCGTTATTTACATCATTTAAAGTTATCATGATCCTAGTTTTCGGCAAAGCTAGATTATTCCCACGCAATAAAAGATCAAATATGTCATAAGTGAAGGATTAAAAAAAATAAAAAAACTCTCCTATCCTCACGAACAAGAGAGCCGATGTGTTTATATTATGAAGAAAAATCTATTCACCTATTCTTACAATACAGTCACGAGATTCCTTGTTATAGATCATCGTGCCTACCTTAGAATACAAGGTCTTTATATTTTGCCAATTATCCTCACCATGGGCGGATACGTTAGTGGGAGCGTCACCGGTATAAACCTCCTCGCCTCCGATATTGACAAAATCATATCCACGTTTCTCCATAGAACCGCCCTTATATGCCGTGAACCTGATAGTGACATTACCTTTCTCACGACCACCATACCAGTTACCGTATATACTACACCTGATCTCAAGAGGTAATTTATCGTAATTATCACCATCCAACAACGGCCCCATCTGGATCAAGGCAGCCTCATTACCTGATTCCATGTTATCACCGCCATGGATAAGATAATCACCTACCCGTTCCTGCGTGGTCTGATACTGTTTACTCCAACCAACCAGCTTGCCGTCAACATCCGGGAGGCCGGTGTTATCGAAACCGGTAGCCGTGTCAAAGTCAATGCCGTCCTCGTCAGCCCAGATATACCTAAGCACAAGGTAATCGAACTCCGGGATGATCACCACTGGGACGGACTCCTGCCTGCACACGAACGTCTTCTCCTCCTTGGTTCCCTCTTTTATAACCTTGTACGTTACCTGACGTATCTCGCCAGTCTCATTAATATCAGCGGTAACTTTAACCTCAGCGGGACCAGTACCACTTGTCTTATCTAAATGTATCCAATCATTTTTCTTTGCCATATTATCTTTTTTTCTTTTTAAAAAAACGTATATTCGCGTCATAATCGCGGGGTGGAGAAGAGGTATCTCATTAGGCTCATAACCTAAAGATCGAGGGTTCGATTCCCTCCCCCGCAACTAAATAAATTTGATATACTTATCAAAAGCATTAGGCCACATCCGCTCATAAGACAACATTCTTCTCCTATTATCCTCAGCCAACTCCCGATAATCATTTAACGTGATCATCGACATCTTAAGCTCCTTCATAGCCCTAGCGAACTTACCCGGCTCCTGCTGAGCATATAATTTATAAGCGTCACCAGCGCCTTGTATCAAGCCATTCACGGCGGCATTCTCGAAGATCTTCATCTTGATATACGTCTCAACATAATCCTCAAGATAACCTAACGCCGTTTCTGGTATATACGGAAGACCGTCATCGTCCTTAGGCGTAGCACGATATATGATATAAATAAACCCGTCAAACCCGGTATACATAATATTGCCGGATATAGTTATATCATAATTATCCCAATCGTACTTATCCCGATACTTGTCAGCGGCGCAATCACGCCTCAACCCACGACCTATCGATAATCTTACAGGATGATGGTAATGGAAGCGAACCTCATGAGACCCGATATATATCTTCTCCGTGATCGTCTTCTCAAACTCCTCCTTACAGCACTCGGTGCAGGAGTTCCAACGGAAACCGCGCTCGGTGCGCTCGACCCAGCCGATCTCGTGTTGGAGGTCAGCCTTAGCCTTGTCGCCGCCCGGTATCTCGCAAACCAGAGGCTCACACCTATAGGCGTCAAGCATGTCGAAAAAATCGGAAGGCAATACCGCCTGTTTATTACTGGTCTTGACAACCGCCTCTGACATGACCGCTATAACACCCCCGAACCTTTTCAAGGCGATCTCAGCCCACCTATAAACAGACGAGGTATCTATAGCCCCGCTATCATCGTATTTATGTAAATCGGCCTTGATCTCGGCCAATAGCCCTTTTATAGTCATATTTAAGTCTTTTGCACAAAGATATGTATTTGAATCCGTGATACAAAAAAAATCCAGTCTACCCTCACGGGCTAACTGGATCACAAAAACTTCTACAGCTTATAAACCCATTTAACTCCAAATACCTTACTCTCCGACTCAACCTCCCGATACAAGAACTTATATCTCCTACCTGATTCCATAGCCAACCTACATTCCTTATTCAAGGCCGGAGAGATATATAGATGAAAATACTTATTCCTGGGCATAAAATCCATACACGTATGGACGTAAGAATATCCACCCGTCCCACGCCTATTAATAGTACCGGTAAGTTTATTCAGATATATCTTGCGGTTAGGATTAATCTTATGACATAGATAACCGATGTTGTTTATATAAACCCCTCCCTCATCCTCCAGATACCTATCACGTATGACTTTCCAGATCAACGACTGGCACTCAAGGATATCATTCTTATCCACGATCGTATGCTTCCTCCTTTTCCCGTTCTTAGACATAATAGATCTATAGAATCGAAGAAAGTATTGATCAAGTATTTTAAATGACTTTGTTTTCATATCACAAATATAACAATTTCATCCTAATACAAGAAATTTATACACAAAAATACACCGCCTGCACCAAGGATGAGGCAAATAGGATAGCCGACAATAACCTACAATCCGATGGTATCTCTTACGCTAATAGCTTGGCGCAGGCCGATAGATGCGATTGCCTCGAAACATGGAGCGCTTACGCTAGCGGAAGTTTTAATGGACAATGCTTAAGTATATCCGTAAGCTATGATAATCCATGTGGTAAATCTAAAACAGCATCATTTGATGTGTATTATACTAGATCTGAACCATCTGGAGATGTAGAATATTTCTCTACCACTAAAACAGTCACCATACCATCCGGATCGGGAACGATATCAGGCGGAAGTGATTGTGTTAGCAATGCTACAAGCATGTATGTATCTAATCCAAGTCAAGGTGGAGGCTGTTAAAAACAAAAAGGAGAGGTTGATTATCCTCTCCTTTTTATATAAACCTAAGATCTTTTCTCTTAGTATGATTTAATATCCTACTAATATGTCTGGTAATTAATCCCGTTCTTTCCTTTATCTTATCATAGATATAACCCTTGGATACGTAAGCCGACATATCTCCCAGATCTTTTATAATCTTGTCATACATATCATGCACCTCATTATATCTTATGATTGAGCTATCCCTCATCCCTCTTTCACCTATACCATCAACTATGGCATCATTGAAACCGAAGAAATTAATTATTGATCTTATTATATCCATTATCACTGAATCTTTTGAGTTTTCTTGTTAATATCCATATCCGGATTCTCGTCCGTAGGAATCTGCAATTTGGTTATCGTCTCTCTTAACGTCTCTGAGACAACATATTCTAGTAGCTTGTCAGGACATATGAAATCATAATCCCATTGAGATGTACATGGCTTATCTTTTTCAGCTCCACATCCCCCTAGCTCTAACGCCGCTTTTCTGTCGAGAGTTATAAGATCAACATTTATAGCCTCTATGTTAATATCTGGTATATAGATATATCCATCATTGACATAATAATAGTATTGATCTATATTCCCGTATTTACGTTCCTTGTTGTTAGCGTATTTTCTTAACGATATGGAGGTAAATATAATATCATCCATGATGTTTGATACTTTGATGATAGCCGGACCTATACGGGTATATATCATATCGGGCAATCTTTTCTTGGATCTCATAAGTATCCTGCATAGTTTAAACTCATCAAAACAACAATCAATTTTCCGAACCCTATCCATCTCCATGCAATTGATATGAGTATACAGTGATTCCTCGCCGAACAAGGTTCCATCAGCATACTTCTGGGCTATATATGATCTTGCCTTTTGTCTTCCTATGGATAATATCCATCTCCTACTGACATGAGCGTCCTTATTGATGGAGTTCATATCATTTATGATTCTAGATACAAATTCTGAATTTTTCATATGCTAAATACTGAGGATGGGATATACCCCTCCGGTTATTACTTCTTTTTCTTAACCTTGCCTCCACATTTCAGTTGAGGTTTCTTTTTCTCGGAGAC